GTAGTAGTTCGCACTCCCCGAAGGGTTGACAAAGCAGAAGTGGTACGAGCCGACCGCACGAACAGAGCGCAACCACTGCCAGTCATTCTCACCCTTGGCATTTTTCTTGCAGTAACGAATGTTTTCCTGAGCATAAAACTCATACCAGTGACCTTCGCCACCATAAGACCAGAACTTGCGTCCGTACAATTCCTGCTCGGACTTGAGCCAGAATTCATCAATGGTTTTCTGCATATTACCATTACAGTCTACGCTCTGCTTATAAACAGGCTTAACAATAGCTGCCAGATCATCAGAAACATTGTTCTTGAAATCTCCATTCAGGAAAGAACGAATATCAGAATCATCCCACCAGACAGAGTTTCCGTCCCTACGCATTGCGGATTCATCTTTGTAGAGATCGACCATATCCCAAGAGATAGGAGCCTTACCGCTGTTGTCAGCCAGATCATCATGGTCAAAACCAATAATCTGATATGTAGCAACGAAACCATTCTTCATGTAGTCCTTTTTAGTTGCGCCAAGTGCAAAGTATTCTCTGGCTTTACCAGACTTTGCAATTTCATCCACTCTGCGCCAAGAAATGTGATCCAGATTAGTCATCGGCAGCGTCATGGGAAACAAAAAATCAGAACTGTTTTCTCCATCAAACTTCACTGTAACAACATCATTCTCCTGAACGATGTGCAAGCTGGGAAATCTGTCCAAAACATTCTGATCAATACGAAGTTCCATGTTCAATTCTCCTTTTCTAAAAACCTTAAAAATTAATACAATACTTTTCGATGCGTTTCTTTTCCAGTTCATCGGGATAAGTATCCCATCTTACGACTTTGTACTCTTGTGTGACTTCTCCTGTAATGTCATAAAGCCGACCATCAATTTGCGTTACAAAGTGGTTAATCACTGGATCATACATTATTACTGCTTCAGGGAAACGGTTGCACAAGATAAATGCAAACCAATAACAACATCCACAAGTAAAAGATGTGAGAACTTCGCTCCACTTTCCACGCATAGTAAATCTGTCAATAAATTTCATTACCTCATTGTGCAATCTTTCACTCCCCTTGTATCGGACACTCTATTCAGGACTGTAATACAATCCTCAACAGAATGCCCGATTATTCAGACATTCCTTTATATTTGATTCGCTGCTTGACAGCCTTGTTGTTCACGAAAGGACAAGCATAACAATTCCCAAAACAATATCTCAAGGATTTTTGACTATCTTTAGTCTTTGCTGCCTATGCTTTGAACTTTGCTTCAAAAGTAAACTTTGAAACTTGAGCGTTCAGCTTTGGGCTTTGAGCCTTGAACTTTACAGCGATTTTAGTATTTCTGAAATATCGCCGCTCTATCTCTGCGGTGTATAATCAGAAATTAATTCTTTTAGTCTCATGATTTGCCATAGTAACTACTTCCTTTCTAAACTTTGAATTTTGATAGGTCACGAAATTTGGAATCGAACCAAAGCATCCATGTTAAGCCACGGCGTTCTACCATTAAACTATTTCGTGTTATTCTTGTATTTCTTGTTATTTATGTAATGTTTAAGAGGCATAACCTCTTAAACAAGTTCGGATTAATCCGAATATTTGTAGCGTTTGAACTCTTGATATTCGTCAAACTTCTGAGAAAGATAATATCGCTGTCTTTGTTTTGTCAGGTCAATGTGATCCATTTTAAACAGTTCACGCAAAAGTTCATAATCGTTACGACTAACATTACCATGCAACTTTTCATACTCATGAACTCGGTAGTATAAACCAGAATCGTAAATTCGTTCCCACTGAAAAATTCTACCTGTTTCGGCTGCGGCTTTAATTGCATTACTGCTTGTATTGATCAGTTGCTTATCAGTCATATGAGCCGACTTATAGGTACGGAACAAATACTGCGTTTGCTTATAGGGAACAGTCATACCGCCAAACTTTCCAGAATCAAATGTATCCGCATCACGATAATTCCTGAGATATGGAATAACCATTGGAGAAATATGAAATATTTCACCAGTAAACGGATCAGTAATTGTCCCATCATCTTTGAAATCAGACTTGAGAATGTCTGGCAAATGCTTTACTGGAATGCCATGCCATACAAGAAGAGCAGCACAACGGAATGTCGAAAAATCACAAACATCCTTGCCAAATACATCTTCCATTAACCCATTCAAATCAGCAAGATTTTCAAAATAATAGGTATCATAAAATGCTGTACGATCTACATTCTCAAAGAAAATTTCTCTGATTTCTTCCAGTGGCTTAATAGAGCCATTACCTGTTTCATACATCCACTTCATGAAATCGCTGATCTTGCTTTTATGTGACTGAAATACATTCATCTTCATAATGGCAAGCTGCGAATATATATCAAGCATATCCTGTCGAGTAAGATCGTCATAGGCTACATCGGTCATATTGAAAAACCTATTGATGATATTGAATGTTTCTTGCTTGTATTTGTTGTTATCAGAATTATTTAAAAAAGTGTCAGAAATATACTTTTCGATTAAAGCCAGATCAAGCATTATCATCACCTCTTAAATATTCTACCAAATAACAATATGTTTGTCAAGACACTTTATTGTATTTCTTGTTATTAAGCTGGAACAGGACAACCAAGACTGACTAAAATAGCTTTGTTGATTTCTGCCATCTTTTCAAAAGTAACGCTTCCGACAAAATTCTTCAACCGTGTCTTATCAATAGTTCTTACCTGTTCCAGTAAAATCGTAGAATCTGCGGAAAGATTACTATCTTTTGCAGGGAGATCAATATGAGTTGGCAGAGGTTTTTTGATCTGAGAGGTAATGGCTGCTACAATTACTGTCGGGCAATGTTTATTGCCAGTATCATTTTGAATTATAATAACAGGGCGAATACCGCCTTGTTCACATCCTACAACCGGACTTAGATCGGCATAGTAAATATCTCCCCTCTTTACATTCTTTTTCATACCGCATTTCTCCTTGCAGCTCTTTCTTGTATTTCTGGTTATAAGTATATCATGCTCAACAAGAGTTGTCAAGCATATCAGAAAATATTATCAAGAAAATTTCTTGCTATAAATCATGTTAGCCAAACGCCACAAGGATTCACACTGTTGAACGGATTTATCAGTCATAGAATGGCTCAAGTTCTTGTTATAGAACATAACACTGGATACAGGAACAGCGTTTTCCAGATCGTACATTCCAGCATAGATGATTTGATTAACATCATGCAATCTGCACTCAAAACAGATAGAACGGCACATCTGCATAGCAATTCCATTGCCATTAAGCTGAGTATTAATAATGCGTTTAATCTGAGTTTCCTCGATAGCAGTCAATTCACCCAGCTTATCAGGATCAACAACCAGAACCAGCAAGTCCAGTTCTTTGATGTATTGCGATTTTTCAATATTGATATATTCAATATCAGCCAAATCCATAACGCTGCGCCAGTTCCTTTTAGAACGAATAGGAATTGCCTTTGGTTTCTTATGAAGAGCATGAATATGATATGTAAACATACCGATTTGACAATCAAATTCGGTTTCGCTAAGGGCAGTAACAAAGGCAAGTTCCCCATCGGAATAAACAGGCGTAGCGAATTTTCGATTGAATTTTAGAACCCATCCGCAGGATCGCTCAATTCCCGTAGTATGAAAAACAGGCTCGTCCGCTTTTTGAATACTAAAGTAGTCATAATCGCTTAACAGGGCAAGGAAAGACAGCAGCTTCCAATCTTCCATTTTGATTCCATTCATAAGCATTTTACAGCCTCCCTAATTTGGTATTGACAGTCGAGATAATATCCTCTATAATTGCTTTGTAATGAGAATTTTATCTAAGTCATACTATAACAGATAACTTTCTCATTGTCAACATAAATTTAGATAACTATCTCAAAGGAGTGTGTTTTATGGCTTCCATTTTATACACGAGAATTGAAGAACTCTGTGAGGCAAGAGAAATATCCATTACTCGATTAGAAAAGGAATGTGGGTTTTCTAACGCTACTATCAAAAAATGGAAGGATACCAGTATACCCGGCATTGATAAAGTACAGAAGATTGCCAGATATTTTAATGTAACCACAGACTACTTGTTGGGAATTACAGACATTCCAACTCCTGCTGATGAATTGCTGGGAGATAATGACATTGTTACTTTACAAAGAGCAAAATCCAAAATGTCACCTGTTGATCGTGAACGGATGATGCAGATGTTAAAAATTGCTTTTGATTACGCATTCCGTGACGATGATCAATAACTGTACGCTTTATTGGACAACTATTGTATTATACTGATATTCGAGGTGATATACTGATGATTCGGTACGCTTATATTTGCAACCAGATTTTGCAGATTTATCGTAGCCTTGATGGTTTGTCATTTCCTCTTGATCCTCGCAAACCTTTTCAGCTTATGAATAACTGCAAACTGATGACATATAAAACATTTTCTGAAATCAACCATTGCTCTTTGCAAGAAGTTTTTCTATTATGCGAAAGCCAAAGCGGCTGCACTCATTACGATGTTTCTAATGATAGATACCTTGTACTGTTCAATTCCTCTACTGCTAACAACAATGTAATTGGGCGTATTCGCTGGACACTGGCACATGAACTTGGTCATGTAGTGCTAAACCATTTACCATATATTGCAGAACCGCTTATTGCAGAACACAATTTCAATAATCTATCTAATCCAGAACTGGAAGCTGAAGCAGATTATTTTGCGGCAGCTTTTCTTTGCCCTATGCCTCTATTTAATCAGTTGCATATCCAATCCGCTTCTGATATTCAGAATACATTTGGACTGTCCTATGAGGCATCTGAGGTAAGATGGAAAGAATATATCAAATGGAAACGCAATCATCGAAAAACTGCTTGGGAAAATGATTTAAAAAGGATTTATCAATCCAGTCTTAGATGATTTTCATGTCAAGTCATATCCTACACTCTGACCGAAACAATTATGTTTGCCAGAACCACACCAAGACTTTTTTGTATGTCCATCCACGCCTCGGATATGAAATGCGCCGACACTTTGTATCTTTAACGGTAGACGCATACCGCTGTCAACCCCTACTTAGTCCCGCCAGTTCTGGTTTACGATATGGTTGACTGCGCATGGCCTTGCGCTTCAAGTGTGTTATCTTATAGCCCTTCTCTATTAAACTATAAGAACCGCAGCTTGTTTAGCCTATTTAACTACCTCTTACTGGCTCGATTTGCTTTTGTTGACGGAGTACCATCGCACTCTAAAGTGTTTGCCCGAATGTCCATTCTCTTCTCCGTATCGTAGTCGATAATCCAGCCATGATATATCATTTCACATGGACTTACTGGCGGCGGTAGTAGGATTCGAACCCACGGACGGCTCTTCACCGCCTACGGTTTTCAAGACCGCTGCTTTAAGCCACTCAGCCATACCGCCACATCCTGAGCAGTTTTAGTCATGCTCAGGACTATGGAGGGGGAAATTAAATGAATCAAACAGTCATCAACAGATCATTCAGTTCATCGACTGCTTCTTTATGTTCAACCTTTGCATCGTTGTAATACCGCTTCATGCGCTCGGCGTGTTTCTGCGCCGCAACAACAGCCTTTTCAGCTTCCACATACCGCATGGCAGCTCTCTTGAGCCGCTTTGCGGTAATTTTATTGTTGCACTTCAGAGCCGCCAGACGCTTACCAGTATCCAGAGAGAAAGTGTCATGAGGATCACACTTGGCAACACCCTTAACAGTCTTTCCAGCAAAGGTAGAAACCGCAATTACCTGATTACCGCTGTGGTAATACTTATACTTATCAAACGGAAACCGCATCAGTCTTTTCCTCCTTGTTATTCTTTACAGAAGGCCACAGTACCACGGGAACAGTCTCATAGCCCAGCATCTTATAAATCAGATAAGCAGTGTAGCCATCGAACAGATTATTTTCAGAATCCACATAAATCTCAGTATCAAACTTACGATTTCTACGCCACTCGTCAAGACGCTTATTCAGCTTCTCATTGCAAGGAATGGTCTTAGCAAAGCTGTAAGGGATTCTAATATCTGCCAGAGGCATATCCATACGATCCAGATTGAGAATAAAACACTGCTTATTTGCCGCTTCCTCGTCCGTGAAGAACTGATCTCCAATCATCATACGAGCATGACCATTCTGATCCATAACGGTATACTTGACGCTGGGAGCAGTACCATCGCCGCCGATAGTAATATGAGTTGCGGCAATCTTACAAGGAATAACCTCATACTTCTTCTGACCAGTAACCTTAACAGTACCAGAGCCATTGCATTCAGGGCAACAATACTCCTTCGTGTTATCGTTCACCAGACACTCAACAATCTGATCGGTAATCTGCTTCATCGCCTCGTCCAGAGAATTTGCCTGATAAAGTGCTGCACTGCCCAAACGAATCTTTCCAGTACCACGACAGATCGGGCATTCAGTTCTGGTAATCTTCTTCAGGACAAATACCTGATCGCCAATGCCAGCTTTGGTTTCAATGTTCATTTCAAACGCTCCTTTAATTACTTGTATTTCTTGTTATGTAGGTTATTTGAATATCAGTTCTTTAACTGACACTTACATTATACTTGCATTTCTTGTTATTGTCAAGCCTTAATCAGAAACTTTTTCAAAAAATTTTCCTCCCTGCTTTTTTACATCATCATAAGTAGTAGAGCTGCCAAACTGATTAATGACCCATACTTCTCCATTCTGAACCGAAACCCGAACGGGAAATATTGAATCATCTGTAACAACAGTTACAGTCTGTCCATCCATCTTTCGAAGCTGCGTCTTTGTTAAATCTTTCGGTGCATTTTCACAACGAGGGAAAGGACAATATTGACAATCTTCTGGATCACATTTCTCACATTTATCATACTCGGTTCGTGTAACAGCATAAATAAATGTAGCAAAACCCAAAAGAAGAATAGCTAAGTTAGCAATCTGTTCCATATCTATTTTCCTTTCTCTTAGATTTAAAATATTCGTTTGGTGTTTGCTTGGTAACTGTAATACTAATTACATCAGGATTTTTCAGCAGAGCAATAACCTGTTCAATAGTATCTTCTTCACCCTTCATGGTATATACTGCACTACCATTGGCAACTTGCATTTTAATTTTCATAATAACCTCCTGAATCCTTTAAAACAGCAGACTAACCGCATAAATAGGAAGTCCGATAACAACAAAGAAAATCAGAGCCAGTACCGCAGCACCGAAAATACGGTAGAAAAAATTATCCGAAGGCTGACCATTAACTGTGATCTTCATCTTGGGAATAAAAATCAGCACGATATACACAAGAACAGTTGCGGCAAGAATATACTTCATTATTTTGTTATCCCTCCATAATTTGATTAATACTTTTTACTCTTTCAAACAACATTGTTGCCTTTTCATTGATCATTCGATTGGCATGAAAATGAGCAAATAACCAATGGTCATATTCCAAAACCTGTTCTACCTTTGACAACCATTCTTCCATAGATTTATCTACCGTAGACTGATCTAAGTCTCGTAAAAATAAATCAGTTGGCTGCCACTGTTCAGGACAAGTATGAGATACCACAAGATCGACTTTTTTGATTTTCTTAATACGATTAAAAATTTCATTGCGTTTCTCAGGAGAAATCTGTTCATCTGCGAACCACTGATAACCGCTGGAAAGTCGATACCATTTATCAACGCTATATGCGCCACCTAAAACCAGCACTTTTCTATTATCCAAATTATAAATTTCTCCATCTTTGGCAAACAACAAATTCGGATAATTGTCCTCTACATAAAATGTTCCAAACTCATTTGATTTCTCATGATAGGTTTCAATGTTTTCTGGACGCATTTCATGATTTCCATGAATACAAAAATAGGTTCTGCCACTATCTTGCAGCTTTTGCTTATGGACATATTCATTTAAAGTTCTATTGTAATTTACGCCCACATCTCCCAACAGAACAATAATTTGATCCGCAGTATGAGGAATCTTTTTATAATCCAGTCTGCGTAACAGGTCATCTATCTGACCATGCACATCGCCAGTAAAATAAATCATTGGACTTCTCCTTTCCCTGCCTTAACTAAGTCATACTCGTATAACTCCTGTTCAATTTCTTTCTGAATTACACGCTTAACCCTCGTCTTTGTCAGTTTTTTATTTGCCTTTTTCATTTTCGCCCATCCCATATGATTATTTGTCCAACAAGCAAACCGATGGGAAAATTCCGATTGGTATGGGAGCATCTTTTTAAATAAATCAGCCATCTCCATCCCCTTTCGGCACTTTTACCTCATTACTGCCGTTTTGGGAAAGTACAGACTCATATTCTGCCTCTGCACTATCCAGAAATGTATCCAGAGGCTCCAAATCACCGTTTAAATGGTAGTTGGCAACCTCATACCCTTGTCCATAACAGTCAGTGAAATAGTCTTTATATGCTTTCAGAGCAGTATTTTCTTTGTTGAGTTCTTCCAATTTTGCTTTTGTTTCGGACAATTCAGCCGCCAGAGCAAATGAATTTGCACTTTCACCAGTCAATACCACAGGTTGTATCCTGCGGAGCATAACGATCTCGGCATGATACTCCTGTAATAAATCGGCAATTTGACCAGCTTCATGACTGCTAATCACATCAATTCCGTATTGTTCATAATTTCTTAAATGCTGTAATATTGCCTCATACATAATTCAAGCCTCAATCTTTCAGCATAACAATATCATGAATGTAATTCATATCCTGCGTAAAGGTTGGAATTTCCTGATCCACAATCCACTTCTTACGTATAACAGTCTTGTTCGGTTCGTTTTTGCATTCCACTTCCATCATCTGCTTACGACAACAAGTACCACGCTTACAGGGAATTGCATAATCGTTCCAGTTGATGCCTTTCTCAACAAACAACATATCCTGAATCTGATCACAGGACTTATTCATAAGTTGCTTGTGAGAGAAAATTGCCTGTCCTGCGGACTGGATACTATTACGAACACTATCTTGTTGCCGCCAGACAAAGTAGTTGACAACATCTTCTTTTGGAATATTGAATACACGAGAATCGAACATTGCACCCTTATTGACAGCGGAAATATATTTTTCCTTTAACTTCAAATCTCCCATAAGAGTTTCATCTACATTCCGATTCACTGCGCCCAAATAATCAATAGGGAACTTTTCGCTATTCCATTGATTTACATTTTCCCTAAAACATTTGTTAAACGTCAGCGTTGCCATGCTTGCGGAAATACTGCACATCTTCTGAACTGTATTATCAAACCAAGCATCACTGGTGAGCGTCTGGTAGTCGATCAAGAGCAGAGAAATTTCATCCGACTGTGTATAGCCAAGCACACAGCCCTGAATATTCTCGCAAAGATACTTCATGGTATCCTGCATAGTTTTCATCAAAATCTGGTCAAAAGGCTTCTGAAAGCCTCTGGTAAAAGTGTGGAATGCCTTGCCGTCAATGCGAATGATCACAGGCATACGGCGCACAAGATGCGCTCTGGTCACATTCTCATAGGTTTTCATCCGATCTCCAAGATTATCTCGATTACTCATTTTTATTTCCTCCAACATTTTTAACTCGCTCAATGAAGCCATCAAATGTATCAATCATTTCACCATGCCTGTCATAAACAATTTCGTTTTCTCTATCAACAGACGCTTTAATAATTCCCTTCTTAATCATATCTTCCAAAACAGAAATAATATAATTCTTATCATTCATTTATTTGTCCTCCAAAGTGATAATTCCGCTGTCAATTAACATATTGATTTTCTCTAAGAACATCTCCTGAACTCTCATATCGTTCTCGCAGTCAATGTCTTTTTCATCAAAGAATTGATTGAATTCGTAACCGCACATTCCACCGTATGATGTGAAATAAAAACGGAACTTTCCAGCGTGGGTTTTTGCGTCCTCGTCATAGATGCCGATCCAGAAACCATCATCTGTTCCAAACTGACGATCTTTATCTGTGCCAGCACTGCCAGAGATACACCAAGCCTGAATAACATTGTTTCTCCAAAAGAAAGGCAATCCAACATGGGTTCGGTCTGCGACCTTATATTTCTTGAGCTGCTTGATGGTCAAGTTATATTTGTTTTTGACCAAAGGCTTTCGCATTTTATAAGACATATTTTCACTCCTGTTTATACCGCACAATACGCACACGAAGATTGTATCTCTGCGCAATATCAATCATATTTGCTGTACCACGACTCTTTCCGTCCCAAAAAGCTACAAGAGCATCTGCATTTTCTGCCATCTCCTGATTACGGATATATCCAGCAGACTTACCGAAAGTTTTCCAATCTGCTGGGAAGTAATTGATCTTATACCCTCGTTGCTTTCCATACTGCTCACCAAGCGTATCTGCACCCCTTGCCATACCGCACACGATTACAATATCATCTTTGATATTAGACAAAAGTTTATCCATCTTTCTTTCTAACTCGGCGTAATTGTTGTAATCTCTGCCGCCAGCAATAATAACTCGAAACATAGTACAGCCTCCGCTTTAGATTTATTTACCTTTTATGCTGCGATAGTAGTAGAACTGAAGCTGCTGGATAAATCCCTCAAACCCTTGATAGGGTGTCGGATCAAACTCTCCATGATAAATATTTTCAATCAGTTTTTTCATCCAAGTATCAATAGGAAATTGCGAGAGGTCATGCGCACCAAACAACATGATACAAGACGCAACTTTCTTTCCAATACCACGCATTGAAAGCAAGGTTTGATAGTCAGGTTTGATTTGTGTTGAATTGCAATGAAACAAATCATATAAATAAGCGGCACGATAACCAAGTCCCAAATCAGATAAATCTTCCAATGTGGTATATTGCAATTCAGATTTGCAAGGGAATGTGTAATAAACACGATCTTGACAAAGTATTTCTCTGCCAAATCTTTTACATAGTGCTTCAATGGATTTTTTAATACGAGGAATATTATTATTTTGAGAAATTATAAAGGATACTAAGGATTCCCAAAAATCCTGCCGTAAAATCCTCATACCTTCTCCATATGTCATTGCTGATTTCAGAAAATCATCATCAGATTGCATGATTGTTTTATAAAACTGCTGGTAATCTGTTTGCAAATCCAAGTAATTCTCCCAATACTTCCATTCATGATTGGAGCAATCAAAAAGATAGCAATTTGATGACGGTTCATATTTTACATGAACTGCATGATTACCAGACAAAAGATCATACTCATGTTCCTTGATTTCAAATATCCGAAAGCACTGTCCACTATTCATAATGGTATGTAAATTCAATTCATAACCGCTTACTTTTATCATATCAACACTCGCTTCTTGTATTTATTGTTATTAATTCAAAATAAAAGACTGCGGCTGATTATGCGGTGGGAATTTGCGTTCCTCTATCGGAGGCAGAATATTTTTCTTTAATCTGGATGATCCGCATTTAGGGCAAAAGAGAAATTGCTGATGCTCTGGAAACCGATAGCTGCCGCCAGCTAAAATTATTCTCGCACCATATTTATCTACTTCATAAGATGCAGAACCAAAATCAAATTTTTCACAAAAGTCACACACTATTCAAACCTCCATTAATCTGCACTTATCACTGTGAATGTATTATATTCTCCAACAGATAAAACATATTTCTTACTTAACATCATTGATACAGGATCAAAGCTGTTAAGTTCATTATTGATCCTATCTGTCAATACTCTTATCGACCATGAAAAAGTTCCATCACTGGTACTCCAACCTTTTGTTGCGATCTTTTCAATCATTGGATAACAAGAAATATCTAATTCCCTTTTTATCCTTAAAGCAACAGCAATCGCATTTTGTGTGATTTTATATTTTTTTGCACCATTCTTTGCAAACTGCCAAAACTGATCAGAAAAATCCGAAAAATATCTCTTTTCCTCTTCCGTCAACATATCATAGTAAGTACACAACATATTTTTATGTTTTTCAGAACGGAGTACAGCATCAGAACATAGTTTTCGAATATTTAATTCAAGATCATAAAAATCACTCATTATGTATCCCTCAATGCTCGTTTTGCTTCCTCAAGTGTAAGGAACCATGTTTTCCCGAAAGAAGAAAGTGCTACTTTATAATAGTAACTCTGATTTCCAAGCCAATCTTTTGGCTGAATGATAGGATATAAGCGAACATAATTTCTGCGAAGTGTTAGATGATAACCTTGAACAGAACATAGACGAGGGGTTGAACTATCAGATGTATTTAAATATACATGACTTCCAACAGCACACGGGAATATTGTCATTTTCCCTTCTGATTCTGCTTTTTGATAACGCTGTAATTCCTCTAACCAATCAGCTAATTTATCATGCTGATAAGCACAATCTTTATTGTCACTGGAACATCCTTCAGCAACTTGTCTGGCATGAATAATTGCTTCTTGAATTTCCATTATACACTCTCCTTTCCAAACCTCTCAGCACATTCAGGGCAAAGTGTTTTCCCTCTCTTGCATTTCCAACCCGAAGCATAAGCCAATCTGGAAAGACGCTGCTTATTAGTTTCCATACCCATACCACCGTCATCGTTCCGATTCATTTTCTGCTCATTAGCATTAAAATCGGTACTCCAACTGCGGGAACATTCATCACAGGTAAGATCATAATAAGTATCAATTCGGATTTTCATTTTATACACCTATCCAAATACTATAATCATCACAGATATTATAGAAAATACGAAGATCATCATTAACGCATTCCAGTGCGGGATTATACCCATCAAAATTTTCATCCAGCAGACGATCTTCCCGCTCGGATTCGTCCTCTATGCTGAGAATATCAATGTGCTGTCGAACAGTTCTGTATTCCTCACTGATTTCTTCCCCATCATCCTCTGACACTTTAGATTTAATCAGCTTATAGCAGTTTTCCAATGCTCGGAGCGTCTTGCGGCAAGATTCTAAATCCTCACCGCCCTCATTGATACACTGACGAAGTTCTTTGCCAAAACTTTTTAGATCATATTTCCATTTCACATCAGTTGCCCTCCATATTTGCCTCAAACTCGTCAATGGCAACAACAATTTCAGTAAGAGAGTCACGGACTTCTGCGATTGCTCCATCCTCATAATCTTTTACTGCCTGTTTCAAGGCTTTAATAATGGCTGCGTCATCCAGTTCACCATTTTTCCAAAATTTCATTTCCATATCAAATCTCCTTCTGGTCAAATTTTCTTCTACACTTTGGGCAACAATCTACTTTAAACCGCATAACATGATTTTTTACCATGACCATAATTTCACCGTGACTATCTACAAAAGCGCAGTTTTCACTATCCTGATAGAATAATGCTTCATCACCATTACAACAATTGCATCCGTCATTTTCATGAATAATCTGATCCAGTTTATCACACAAACTTTGCAAATGTTCTACGGATTTTTCTCCACCATTGACCAAATCTTCCGTCATTGGATTTTCTACCAATTCAAGATCATCTCTGGAAACACGAGAGATATAAGCAGATTGTCCACAATGCGCACATTTTTCTGTTTCAATAGTGAATCCATGACCTCGAACAACATCTACAATACGGCAAATTGTCTCAGGAGAAACCGCAGCTCCACCGCCGTTTCTAATTTTTCGAACAGGACGGCAGAATCTATTTCGTAGTTCATCACCAGAATACTTTTTCGGGATCATTATAATGTCCTCCTGCCTTTCAAAATGGCATTTTTAGCATCTTCTTCTCTGATAAATAGAGACTTTCCAAGCGCACTACCATCAAATTCATCAAAATCTTCACTCTCAACAAAGTCAACAGAAATACTTTCTAAGACTCCATTTTTGTAAGTAGCAAGAAATACTTTGCCATGTTCAATTTCTCCTTCGTCTACATCAACATACCAAATATCATCGCCTTTTAACAAAGGAGAATTAGAAAAAGAAGTACATTCAATTTCTTTATATACTTTTTCCAATTCATCAACCAATATAGTAATAATAGTAGCTGCCTGATGATAAGTATCTGTTCCATTCCAAGCATCAACTGCTTTTCTTGCCGCTGTAAGTAGTTCAGTATTCTTTTCCATCAAGTAACTCACTCGCTTTCATCAGAAGTTTTTCTTTGTTGTTTTCAATTTTATCATCCATGACCATTTCAAGCAACTGATTTAAGGCGTTTCCAAGGGGTTTTCCAGCAACAAAACCGATCTGCATCAGGTCATTTCCATTGACCGCCAAATCCTTCAGAGAAAAACAATCTTCATCCTGCTTAATCTCCTGTATCATGCGATAAAACTGGCTGACTCTTGTAACCTGTTCTCCACGCTGACCAATATCAATACGCTGTGCTGATTTATCTGCTGCCTGAAGGAAAATGAGATTCATAAATTGGATTTCTCCAAACTTATTCAAGCATCGGCGCACGACATTCTTCTTTACCTCAAGTACACGATCATGGGATGCTACGAGCTGCACCACATCAGCAATCAGTTTAGATTCCAGACGGAGATTACGAAGTGATTGTTCTGCAATCTCTGCGCTCTTGGCAGCATGACCGTAGAAATGTCCAATTCCGTTTTCATCCTCGGAATAACAGAACGGTTTTCCAAAATCGTGATACAGACAAGCAATTTTTACAATGGTATCTCCATGACAATTACGAATCGCTTCCACTGTATGCTCCCACACATCATAGCAGTGATGGGGATTATTCTGGACAAATCCAATGCTGGGCGTAATCTCAGGAATGATAACCTCAAAGATTTCTGTGAAATTTTCCAGCAGCCAATCGCAACGACCAGACATGATTTGCAAAAACTCGTTTCCAATGCGCTCGGCGGCAATATCAAGCAGAAGATTCCTCTTTGCAAGCATTGCATTGGCAGTTTTCCGCTCGATGCCGAAATGATAACGAGCAGAAAAGCGCATGGCTCGGAGAATGCGGAGCGCATCTTCCTCAAACCGTTGTTCAGGATCACCGACACAAACAATTTTCCGATTCAGCAAGTCATACTGACCATCAAAATAGTCAATGATTTCTCCATTAATGTTCGCTGCCATCGCATTCATCGTAAAGTCACGGCGGCTCAAATCCTCTTTCAAATCGCTGACAAATTCAACTTGGTCTGGATGACGATGATCAGAATAATCGCCGTCTTTCCGATAAGTTGTGATCTCATATGGATTTTCCAGCAGAACGGTCAATGTTCCATGCTTGAGTCCAGTATCCAGCACACGAAAATCAGAAAATACTTCTTTCATCTGGTCTGGCAGAGCATTGGTACAAATATCCCAATCGTGCGGGGTTCTTCCAATCAGACTATCACGAACACAACCACCGACCACAAACGCCTCATATCCTGCATCCATCAGCATTTTCATCAGACGCTTCGGTTCCTCTGGAATCTGCATCAGACGATGACTTGTATTAAGCTGCCATCCATTTTCAGGTGCTTTCAGCCACCACTTTTCCATACTCATTCACCTACTATCACATACAGGCGTTTCTTGCCCCATTTTACCCAAAGACAATCGGGATTTTCCAAAGAGATATTCAGGTCTGGACGATTCTTCCGAACTTCGCTGGTAGACTGAACCACACCAGCTTCTTTCATGACGGCTGGAAGGTATCTGGTTTCCGTAAACAAGGTCTGCGGCTGCTCATTATTTTTCCAGTCCAAATCATCCAGAGCCAATAGGGTTTTCGGATCAACCAAAGGCTTTCCGATGACCACATTTAAGAACATATTAAATCAACTCTCTATTCCTTGTTCGAGTTTCATCAGCTTGATATTCTCCAAAATATTTTTCCTCTGCCGCTTTTCTGCAAGTTGCGGCATCTTCAATTTTATCAAAATATCCAAGGTTAATATGTTTTCCATATGCGCAAATCATTGCACACCACTTTTCATTTTCCTTATTCCAATGAACTCCAACAATTCCACTTGTGTTATTACTTCTTATTCCTTTATTCATTCCATTCTCAGACGGATTTGCAATTCTAAAATTAGAATAACGATTATTCAATCTGTTTCCATCTTTATGATCACAATATTTTCTGTCAATGATTTTTCCAGTCAGTAATGTATGCAAATAACAATAACCCATACCATCATAATTATTAGTTGCTACATATCCATCTGGACGCTGATACCATTTTGCTGGACGCACAATATCTACATTTTCCAAATCAATAATTGCATGAGCCTTCTCTTGATTATGTTTATCATAAAGAACAATTTCTGCATGATCATCAAACAGAATGATTTCATTTTTGCTGAATTTATTTCGCATCATTTCTCCATGTTGATTGCCATCCAGTTTACTTCCATTGTAAAATCTTCAATCCGCTTGTAATCTGGCTTTTCAGGCAATGCAGTATATTTCTTTGCATAGTCTATACGCTTTTCAAATTCATCCACCATTTCAAAAAACTCCGGTCTGAATGTTCCATCGTCCAACATATATTCTCCGTTGCGGATTGACATGAGTAAAGGCAAATCTGCGCCTCGATAAGTATTGATCTCCTGCTTTTCCAGAATATCCAAACACATCAAGTACAGACGAATTAAATGAAGAGCGTGTTTGTTCAAGTGTGCCTCGTCCTTCTTCTTATTGCGCTGCGTGATTTTTCCATACTCCTTGACAATGGTATTCAGATCGCTCCAAATATTCTTATAGTCACGGAGAGGATAGTGCGTCAGATTTACATCCAAGAAGATCTCTGTATCCAAATCCTCACGCTGAGATTCATCTACATACAGATGAATTGCGCCGTTCTCGAACTCCTGATACCTATCGTTAAAAGAGGTCATAGAGGATTTACAAGAGGAAAGAATCTGCTTTTCTTTTTCCGACTGGTCATAGCGGTCACGAGCCAGAGCTGCTTGCAGACGGCGAAGCTGCTGAGTAGCATAACCGCCGAAGGCATGAACGGCTTTCTGAGAGAGGAACATATCTCGCTGTTCCACCATCATTCTTCCAATGTCGTTAAAGAACACATATTGTTCAGGTTTACAGCCAAGCAGTTCAATGGTATTGGGATTACAATCCGACAACAGATGAATCAGTTTATTAAAACTGTAAATGGTGGTATCTGTCGGGTTATCAATTACCTGTTCAAAATTCGTTCTTCCAAGAATGTCCGTTCTGGAATTAAACGCACATCCACGAATATCAATATCAGAATCAGGTGTATTTGTACCGTATGCGTGACTTCCACCGAATGTTGCAAAAATCATCGACCCCCCAAGGTGAGGGTTAGTCTTGATAAAATCGTACTCAGGACGATTTAAAACTTCTCTAATATCCATTTAGTTTTCCTCCCACGGATACTTTTTACGGTACACTGTCTGTTGTTCCGCAATGTATCCTTCCTCAACTTTATAATCCATTGAAAATTCCAGCATATCTTCGACTTTCTGCTTGATTTCCTGATCCGTTGCCGAATCCTCCACAAAAAATTCAAAATCATAGCTGCCAAGAGGTCTGGTGCTGATATATCCAGTTACTCGTTTTATGAATGATCCCTCATTATTTCATTTTTCTTTTTTATTTTCCCAATGTTTTTGAAAGCGTTCTTCCATAACGCTTTCCATAAAGGCTCTTGCTTCTGCCGTTGTCATGACTTGCGGCTCACTGTCGTTTCCAAAAGGCAAACCAATGATCACTTTACCTTGTTCCAACAGTTTACGCACTGAATGCCACGACATAACCGCCTGATGATATGTTCCATCACAACCAGTCCAGTTCCGACAAGTGCCGCCATGATCAAAATGATCCATTGCATCGGACATTTTCAGATAGATACAAGCTAATGAGCCGCCGAACGGTACTTCTTTATAGCTGTAATTTTCCAGTCCATAAAGCTGCAAGGCTTTCTCTTTGCTGTTTATATCAATTACATAAGCGGCAGGGAAATAACCCTCGTCAATCAGGTCAAGCAGTTCCAGAATGCGGCTCCACGATAAATCATTCATTTTTCCACAAAATGAAAATTTATCAGCTTGCCACCTTTTCTGATCCTCAAAGAAACGCTGCCGCTGAAAAGACTCGTCTTTTTCCATACGCCGTACTTCCATAGCTGAAGTTTGTTCCTGTGCGCATTGACTGCCAAGCGTAAAGGCAAGGAACAACGATTCAAAAATCATAGTGCTTTCTCCTTTACAGCATCATATCTTCCACTTCAAAGATTTCTCCAACATGGACAGTCAGAACATTGTTGTAGTCCAGCATTTCAGCCAACTTTTCCATCAACTTGTTTCGATCCTCTGCACTGATCAGATAACCACGGCTACTTCCACCAGTATAATAAACTACAACAGAATAAACACTCATATTCTCCATTTTGTTTTCTCCTTTTCCATTGTACTTGTATTTATGGTTATTGTCAAGCATTATTTTCGCATTCTTCCAATTCATCAGGAAATGCGTCTAATTCCTTGCCGCTATCCAGCTTGATTTCCCACATAGTTCCAATATCTTCGTAGTCATATTCGTCCTCAGACTTACGCTTTTTTACCGTACACTTTTCGCCGTCATGGATTTTCCACTCAGAATCCATACCATGCGTGTTGAAAACGCAAATCTTGCCTTCCAGATTTCTTTCATCTCTAACCATAGTTCCTTCCTCCATTTACACGGTTTTTTCAACATGAGAATTGACATAATCTCTCGCTTCCACCAGAGAACAGTTATAACGGCTGCGGTACAGCATGACAGCCAAAACAGGACGAGATTTTGCCAGTTCTTCCACTTGCATATCGTACTCACGAACAACTTTCATAATCGTTTTTCCAAGCAGAGAATACAACCACTTCAAAAATTCAGTTTCGTTCTTATGACGGTAGTATCCATGCTGGATATAAAACGCTTCTTCCAGTTCATGCTTCTGAATATAACGACCATCTTTCATCTGGTAATACAGATTTCCCATATTAGCTTTCCTTTCTGGCTTTCATGATCTGCCGCTGATTCCAGTATTCGTGCTGCTCATTTTTCCGAAGATGATGACACTGCTTGCCAAGACAGCCCTTCTTTTTCATTTCTTTTACGGTCAAGCTGCCGTTATGTAATGCGCAATAAGCCACTGGATTCTTTGGCTTACCGCCGTAAATTGTCTTTTCCAAATCACTTTTCCCTCCATATTTTTGCATCTGATTGCATTTTTTCGTCCTAAACGGAGATTTTGTGCAATTCTCCGCACAAAGTTCTGTTTTGCGGAGATTTTCTTAAAGCGTATAAGCAATTCCCTGTGCATCCAGTTCCTTGCGCAGATTTTCCAAATTAACTACTCGGATCGGGCAAATATCAATCTTATGTACGGCTGCTCCATTGGTTTCCTGATAATCAAATAGGGCAATGGTCTGCGTATTTTCATTGATACCGATTTCAGGCTCTTCCAGCCCACGATAAGTTCTTGCAAGGTTGATAATCTCATTGATCCAGTTCATATGATCCTCCATTACAGTTCTACACAAGCAATCGTTGCGTCATTGTCGGCAAAATACTCATTGATATATTTCACCATCAGCTTTTCCATATGTTCAGCCTTCGTTACATGGTCTGCCTGTTCATAATCCCATTCCAGATTATAAACTTTCAAATCACCGCCGCCCCAATAACCGATTGCAAGGCAATTCGGGAGATAGCCATCAAAAAGCTGCATCAGCTTAATTCCAAACCAACCTGTCGGCTCGTAACCGCTGGCGATGCTCTCTGCGTCATCAAAAGTAAAGTCATAGGTTTTCTTTTTTCCATAGGTCAATCTATGAGCAAGTTCCTCAGCCGTGAGAAACACATATTTCTTGTTTCGTTTCATGCGATTTTCTCCATTCCAATTTTTCCGTTGTGATAATCGTAAATGTAAAGCCAGTCTACCAGATAACCATGATCATAGAACGGTTTATCCAATGCAACTTTGTAGCAGTCTACCAGCCCAACAGAATGTTTTCTTTCTGTGATTACGCCTGTTCTGTTGGCATAAACTTTGTTCGCTTCCTCTGTACGGCTTTCCGTCCACAAAGTTCTGACATGATTTCCAATTTGAAACATCATTAATTCCTCCGTCAGCGAAGATTATTGAAATAATCCAGCAAGTGTTTTACATCGTCCCTCTGGTCAACTGTGTACTGTCTGTTTGCTCTGATTGGCATTACCACACCATAGCAGTCAGCGCAAATCATGATAATAGGATCGGAATAAGATTTTCCACCAGTGATGAATGTGGGATCAAAAATCTCTGCATAAGCTGCGTCTGCCAGCTTGACGGAATATTCCTGATTTCGATCTCGGAACATAGTCATCGTCTTTTTCTTTCCAGCGGAAGAGTCCCAATAAGGGAATTGGATACCTGTTGCGCTGTATGTAAACATATCTTCCGCTTTATGTTTTCTCAAAATCTGTTCCATCTGCTGTTTCAGTCCAGCTTTTTCCGTCAGTTCAATTCCACGCTTTGCCATATCAGCCAGAACGGTCAAATCATCGGTCTGGATTCCAACATATCCACGCTTGTCGCAGAGATAAATGGTTTCTCCATCCTGCTCATAGCAGACTTCCTTATGGGATACCTTCAGCAATTTTCCAAGGTCAAACGCTCTCTTTGCCATGATTTATTCCTCCAATTCAAAACCATAATGACAAAATCCTGTTACATCTGAAATATAATCGGAGATTTCGTCCTCATCATCCATTCCATCAGGAATGTCAATCTCTGTGGGAAGTTCCTTTAACAATTCCTGATCTCTGTCTGTATCCCACTGGATATTTACTGCTTTCATTTTTTCCATCCTCCTTAATGTTTATAATAATAGACAATTTCTGCTTTTGTGTTCATATTTATTGACATTATCAAACTGTCCGCTTGACTGTTCCGTATGGTCAAAAGTTTTACTTCCAGCTTAAAATCATATCGACTTTATTTTCTTCTGCTGTCTTTTTCAAACTGTTCATAATTCCATCCAACTTATTCTCATAAGCCTTCGGAATTTTTACTTCTATAATTGGAAATGCCCATGTATCTTTGTACCTTTCCATTACGCTGTCTCCGCATTGACTTTTGCAAGCAGTTCATTCATGCAATCGAAAAACTTCTGAGAACACTGTGCGCCCTTTGCCTTGTAATACTGAAGGTTTTCACATTTTCCATTCTCAATCTTTGCGCTTACCAATTTTTCATTGATCCAGCCTTGTGTTCTGATAGGAACATTTACACCATACTTTCTCATGAGATAATTGACAATAGAATAGCTGCTATGTTCATATCTACTCTCATAGAAAATAACGGTATCATTATCCAACTTGCCGCCGTTTCTCAGGATTTCCATTGCCTTGCTTACGGTCTGTTTCGCTTTTGCATTCTGTGCCGCAATAAACGCCTGATTCTCTGCTTCACGCTGCGCCGCCTGTTCCATGCGCTTCTTATGCTGATTTTCCGCATAAGCCTTTCTGGATTCCCACATCTGGTTTTCCAGTTCAGGCGCAATGTGCTTGATAAACTCGATTTCGGTAAATCTGAAATGATCCTGCTTTTCCAGTCTGGTTTTGATAGCTACCATGTAGTTTTCCAGACTATCCATGCCCTTGCGTCTGATATGCTCCATAACTTCATCAACGGAATAATCCGTTCTGACGCTGCCGATCCAAATACCAACGGCGATTCCATCATAAATGGCGTACACATCACAATGATCATTGTATTCTTCTTTAATAGTTTCTCCACGGTAAATGCTTCCTGTGATAAGCTGCATAGACTTATTCTTATAAAGGGCTTTGGTCTGATCTGCATTATAGGTAATCACTCTGAAGGTTTCAAAAGGTGTAGTCAAATTTTCCATTCTCATATTTTCAAACATTGCTGTATCCTCCTTACTGATTCTTCAACCAAACTTTATAACTCATAGGTGATTTTCCAATTTCATCATCACTGGAATGAGAAATTGCCCAATCTACTAAATAGCGAAGGTACTGTTCCCACTGCACATCGAAATCAATCAATGCCCAATTTTCCAGTGTAATACCGCTTTGCTCCATCCATCCAAATTCCTGTTCCAGAAAATCTCCCGGAGAAACATCATTATTTCCACTATATGTAATCATCTTTTCTTCATCCAATCCAATAATAGCTATAAACTTTCTTGTAACATTGTTCATTTTAATTTTTCCGTCCTTTTCTTCGGTTTTACCGATTTATTTTTATGCTGGATAAGCTGCGATAACTCGATTATTCGGAATATCATCAAAGTAAAAGTGATTTTTCTTGATTCTGCTTTCTCGAATAGATTTCATATGCTTCGGATAGTTCGCAGTATTCCAGTTTCCTTTAATGTACTGCTGAATGTAATTGATCAACGCTTGTTCAGGATCAACGCTATATTCTGCAAGTTTGCTGATTTTTCCGTTGCTGTCACACTCATAAATACTTGTATTCATTGTTATTATCCTTTCTGTTTAGTCAATCCGTTCTCCGTTCATTTCGAAAACATCAATGTCCAGTTCATCGGGATTACTCTTGTAATAGGTATCATTCTGAATGATCCATTCCCTTGCTGCCTCTGCCTTTTTCTTTGACGAAAAGACTCCGACAACATAACGATCCCCAATACATCCACCATTCAAAACATATGCTTTCTGTCCGATTTTCCGCTTCATCTTGACCGCTCCTTACACCACTTTACATTTTCCAGTTCTTCACCATTTAAAATCAATTCGCTGCTCTCTGTCAGTTTGAAAATCGCTTGCGTATCTGTTGCACTGACGCATTCAATCAGTTTTCCATGATACCAAATCTTTCTGCCGACAAATCTGTGCTTTTTTCTCTTCTCATTTTCCTGATCCCAATAGCCTTCAGGCGCATGATGAAAAGAAGGATTTTCCATGTACTGCATTATTACGCTCCAATCATCTGATACAGCTTTTCCATTCCTTGCAAAACCTTGTCACAATCATCCTTGCAACGATCATGACACTTTACAAGCTGCTCCATGTCCAAATCTTTCAGAATATCCATATAAGCGTGATACTTGCCCATACTATGTGACGCATTAATAAAATGCGTAGTATCTGCCTTGCGGTTTTTTCCAACGGATTCAATCTCTTTTACTGCCGTTCCGATACTCTCCATTGCTTTCGTAACCAAAATTCCAGTAATCGCATTTTTCATGGTTTATGCTCCCTTCGCTGTAAAATCCTTCTGTTCTCTACACCAGTTTTCCGCTGCCGCCTGTGTCTTAAAGCATTCAAGCAAATATCCATCTGGTGATATGGTATAAAATTCTCTGCTGACTGGATACCAATAAATAAGAATATTATTGATCTGCTTAATTTTCCGTCTTGACATTGCTCTGTTAATTCTCATACTTACTTTTTCCATCCATTTCTGGCTCTGTATCAGCCGTTATTTACTCTCGCATTGATTGCTGCCGCCAATTTATCCAATGTCTTGTAAATCGTCTTAAACGCTCCTGTGGCGCATACATGGTTTGGATTTTCTGAATACTGAAAATGATACATACAAGCTGGAAGTCTCACACCATAATGATCTGCAATCATGACAAGTTCCATCTGATTTCCGATAGTTGCTTCTCCATTTATCCAGTCTTTCGCTGAATCAATTACAACCCTTTCATAATTCATTGCCTGTTCCGCTGTCATTTTTCTGTTCCTCCTATTCAACCGTGATAACCATTCTGTTTTCCGCTGGAACATTGCTTCTTACAATAAAGTTTACCAGTGTACTCAAAAAGTTTTGCACCATGTTTTTTCCCTTATCATTGTTTGTAATATATGCTGTTTTTTCCATTGCTGGCGGCTTAGACAAGGAAGAGCCCGGCTTAAAATACTGAATGTTGATATAAATATTTTCCCCATCAATCCAATCCATAACATGAACCTTATAACCATCAACCCATTTTTCCAAATTCATTGTTGTTTCCTCTCTTATGCGTAATAGTCAAATTCCTTCCATCCTCCGCTTGCTTTTACAAACTCTTTCAATCCTTCCGCATTGATCCGCATTGTCTCAAAATCATATGTTGGAAAGAAATAAGACGATGAATCTTCCGTTTCACTTTCAAAATGTAGAATGACAACAACCACTAAATTTTCCAAGTCTGTAACTGGCGTATATTCGTCCTCTGTGATCATGTCCGCTACAATGTCCATATCACACTTCTTTTCCTCTGGCGTGTTTGGCTCATATGTCCAGTGTCCAAATATATCAATCATTTTTCCATCCTCCTTAAATAATGCCGTTCTCTTTAAATTCTTCCGTCAATCCATATCTCTTTGCAAGCTGTTCAAAATAGCTTGCCCACTCCGCTAACTCTCCATATGAATAATTGTGATTCTCAAAATCCGCTTGCCATTTAATCGCTTTCTGTCTGGCTACGTTTTTCCGTCTCTGATAGCTGCTCATGCCTTTTCACGCTCCCTTAAAAATGATGCTCCCCAATTTTCCGAAGTCTGCCTTTCTTATAAAGAAAGATATTGATATTTGCCATAGACTCTAATTCTTCCAACGCTGCTATGATCCGTTCTGTCCGTTTTTGCTCAAACAAACTTCTCTGTTTCGGATATTTTGGTTTGTAGATTCTCATTGTTCCGCTTGCCTTATCCTGATAAACAATACTTGTCATTGTTCCACGTCCTTCTAATAGGCTCTTCCATAATAGATTTCTGGCTTTCTGGTTACATTGTAAATGTAGCTTCCACATCGGACTAACAAAGCGTCTTTTCCATAATACTTTTCTTTCATGCCTTTTACTGATCCGCTGGCTGAAAAGTTTGGAAATTGATCAATGTTTAACGCTCTGCCTTCCGCAACTGGCAAATATTTAACTCTCATTTTTCCGCTCCTTATGCCCATGTTCCATATACAATCATGTTATTTGGACTCTTTTTGTTTCTCCGCATGAATGTAAACACGTTTCCGCTCTGCTCGTCTGTAACTTCCATTCTGTCAACCATATTCCAATAATCATTTGCAATTCTGCTTGCCTTGCGCTTGATCTCTGTTATTGTCTTTCCGCTGATCGTTTTTCCGTAAAGCTGCGCCGTGAACATTGTTTTATCTCCTTTCCACCTTCATTGCCATAAATGCCTTCTTATCCAATCCGCAAAATGCTTTAATGTGCCTTCCTGTGGTCATTGTCCAGCCGTCATAAAGCCTTACAAGCCTTCCAGAATTTTTGATTCTTTTAATAATGGGCGTTCCGTAGCTATATAGCGTTTCCGTTCCAGTACTTCGTATATATCGCCGTCAAACTCAACCTTGCATTTTCCACGCTTGCAAACAATGCCGATTTTCCGCAATGCGTTTAAAAATGCTCTTTTGTGATCTGCTGCACTTGTTTTAAATTCTCCAATTTTATAACTTTCGTTCCATGTCCAGCTTTCGCCGCTGCTCCATGCGTCAATCTGTCGAATTTCATATTTCATTTTTCCACGCTCCATTTATTCGCAATAATCCACTTCGCCGCTTCTAATACTTGTTAGAATGCTGTTTAATTCGTTTGTAATGTATATGTAATTTTGCCGCAATAGTCTATTTAATTCTTCCGCTTTATGGGCTTTATAATTATATGCCGCTTGCCTATATTCTTTTAATTCAATATCAGGATCAAACAAGAACCGATTCAAATTTTCCGAACAAAAGTTATATACTTTTTCAATCTCCATGAATTTTGAAAAATGTTCATTCTTCCGTTTAACAGTCCAATTAATAGCCTTTACCATTTCAGCCGCTTTATTTAATGCCGCCACGCTATAACAAGCCCTTTCAAGTTTCATTTTTCCGCTGTTCCCTTCGCCGTTTAGATATGGCTTGAAACAATTTCACCAGTAATTTTATTGTAGTATTCTATTTTGAAAGTTTGCGGATTCATCCGACAACAAATATTTTCGCCATGTTCTTTTTCCGCTCTTTTATATGCTTCGTACTCTTGCGCCGTACAAGTGAAAGACGGATTAATTAAACGATATGCCGCCATTTTTCGCCGCTCTCCCTTCTGTTAAAAGTAGTAAAACAAGTTACTATTCCTTGCAGTAATGGCATATAATACGCCGTTTCTCTTATCCTTTAGCAAGCCGCCATTCATGCCATGAATCCCACGACTAACGGCGATCCGCTCTATGTTGCGCCAAATATCTTCATTTGTTTCCTTGTTTGTAATGTCAACCGCTGCGCCAATTTTTACAAGGTTTTTGATCTCTTTTTGTTTCATGGTTTTCATAATTAAACCGCCTTTCTTTTATCGTGCTGAATATGTGTAATTAATCGGATTACATTCCACATATAAACAATATTGTTTAATTGTAGGCTTTTCGCCGCCTTGAATGTAAATACAACTTTCCATATTGTTATATTGTGCTTCGTTCTTTGCTCTTTCTAACAGTCTTTCTAATTCGTCAATAGTAATTTGTAAACCGTATTTTGTGTATTTCATGCCTTTGCCGCTCCCTTCGTCAATTCCCTATAAATCAATTTTGTGATCATTTCTTCGGCTTCGCATTCGCTGTATTTTGCTTTTTCGCTTTCGGTTTCTTCAAGCCATGCGCCCAGCATATCAACCGCCGAAACATTATAGTAATACATGGTATTAAATGCGGAAGGCAAACCTTGCGCCCAGTCTTTAAAGGTTTCAAAACCTGAGCGGCTGCGGCTGTATCTCTTTTCATTTTCGCAAGCCGTTAAAATCAATTTGCAAGCCGTGTTAAAATCGGGATCGGCTTCAAGTTCGAAGTATTCATGATCAACGCCGTCAATAATATATTTGCGTACTTTCTCAATAACTTTTTTGCTGTTAGTTTTTAACATGGTTTTTACACTCCTTTTTATTTATCCGTTATTCCGTTTTCCGTTGTTCTTTTATTTATGGTTATTGTTCGCCGTTGTAATAAGTTGCGGTATTCTGTACCCATATCAAAACGCCGTTATAATAGATTTTTGCGTTTTTGGTTTTTGTTGTGTAATTGATCAGCTTTTCAAGGCTTTTTGAATGATGAAGTTTTACGCCGTTTTCATACATGATATAAACATTTTGCATTGTTTCCGCTCCTTCCGTTGTTACTTGCATTTATTGTTATTTGCTGAAGGAAAGAATACCAGTATTTAAAAAGCGGTTAAATGTATTAATGCAATCTTCAGCATAATAATTAATAGTTACCATATAATAATTAAAAATTGCATTCATGATCCCTTCGCAAGCGGCTTTATTATATTTTGTTTGTTGCGCTGCGGCGGCTTGCATTGCGCTTTTAATTTCAAAATATCCCATTTGTTTGATCTCCTTTTGTTTTCCTTTTGTGATTATAATATACCATATAATAACCAGAAATGCAAGAACAAATTGTAAAATTGAATGTAAAAATACAGGGCTTTTTATTGCACTGTTTTGTGCAATTTGACTATACTATATTTTGAGTTAGTGACCGTTTTAAAATATACGGCTTTTGTCGATTGAATACGGCGAAAAATAAAAGAGCTGCGCCGCCTTGCGTTTTGAATGGGATCGGCTGCGCCTTGCGTGTTACTGGTTAAACCTGAAGCGGATCGGGCTTTATATCCGCATTTGTTCGGGCTTTTGTTTTGTTCGGTTTTTGGTGTAAGGCGAACAAAACGCCCATAAACAAGGCAATATTTGCGCCGTTACTGTTTTGTTGATCATGAAGGGCGGTACTTTCCACTTTTTGCGGTTTTTGTTTTTGTCCAGCAGCCAGAGTACATCTGCTCAAACTACGCAGCACATTTTTCAAAACGATTGATCGGGAAGTGCATCGTAAAGTTCCCATAATTATCGCAATATTGCCCTATCATCCGATCTCAAAATCCAGTCCAGCAGCTCTCACACCGAACTAACCAAACTCTTGAAATCACCATAACTATGGTCATTCTCGATTTGTTCATCCGATGATCACAAATTATTTACAAAAATAAATAACAGTAAATGCAAGAAACCTATTGACATACGCCTTGAAATTTGGTACAATAATAGTGCGGAAATCCTTTAGTTTATGGGATTTTCATTCACAAAGCAGATAACAATATATGCAAGAAAACAAGGAGTAGATCACGATGACAAAATATCAAGTAGATGGAAGCTGCGTAATTGAGATTGCGCCTTGGCTTGAAAAGACACTGGAAAAACAAAAGAATAAAACTATGAGTGTGGCGGCTCCTATTGTAGATCAGGAATATATTGAGAGTTATCATCGAAACAAAACTCCTGTGGAACCCATTCGTTCACTGGACGATATTGAGCGCATTAAGCAATATTTCCTTACTACGAAAGGACACGGCAATACTCGTATCAGAAACTATGCGTACTTCGTCTTATCATTGAATGTAGCCAGACGATGCGGAGATATTGTTGAGCTGCGAGTTCGAGATGTATTGAATGCAGACGGTACTTTTAAGACTCATGTTATTTTTGATCACGAACAAAAAACTGGTAAGCGTTCTATGATCCTACTGAACAGCAAGACAGTAGAAGCATTAAAGCTGTATTTTGATACTCTGAAAGAATACCGTATGTCTGATTGGTTGTTTCCGAAATTGAATAACCATGACGAGCATATGAGTGTAGATGGGATGCGGCGAATGCTTCAGCGTACAGTCGAGGCGTTGGGAATTGATATGCGAATTGGAACTCATTCGCTGCGTAAGACAATGCCCTATCATATTATTACTAATAGTACCAATACTGAGGACGAGGTAATGGTATCTCAGCTTTTGAAGCACAGTAATGTAAAAACTACCTATCACTATATAGGGCGCAGTCAGTCCGAGATGGATGATTTTGTAGAGGCGAATGCTCTTTGAGGCGAGAGAATGATTTGCAGTTCGACAACACAGCCTACGGCTGGTTGCCTTCACTGTCATTCGCATCGCCTACGGCAATGCTCATGAATATAAATGACCATGTTTATGGGATTTTGTATTTTTGCTCTTTTGAAAAAACGGCTAAAAAGCCCAATTCAATGGTGTTTTAGCGGGATTTCTGTGTGTACCATTTTGCCATAATAAGTATATATATTATTATGGGATTTTGGTACATAGGTAAAACCTCTAAAACCAGCATAAATATGGGCGTTTCAAGCGTTTTCAGTGGGAGGGCAACTTACCAAAATTGAAGGAGATGATTGAAATTAGTGAAAATCTGGTCAGGTTGAAAAAGGGAGAATACAACGAAGTGACGCTGGTTGACAAAATATGTACTGATGCTCAAAAGAAGTCATATCACAGAAAAGAGAAATTCGCCAGCGGCAAACATCGGAGTATGTTTCTTGATACGCTGGCAAGATATTGTGATTATGAGTTTGATGCTGAGAAAAAGAAATATGTAGTCACAGAGGTTTTTTCTTATCCAAAGACTTTGAGTGATGCGAAAATTCATAAGGGGATTTATCAGTATCTTGCACCGTTGATGCTTTATCGTGTTTTATACGGAGATGATAAAAAGAACCGCAGAGCGGTGATAACCTCTATGGACATAGCTGCCGATGTTTCTCTGATCACTGGAAACTATAACATGATGAAGTTCAATCAGGAGGCGGTCAATACTGATATGGGCATTCCTATTCAGATCGTATCTGAGTATTTCAATAAGGCAGATAATCGCATTGATGATTATATTCGGCAGTGCATTAAATATCTGGCAAGCATGAACTGTGTAATTTACAATGAAACTCATATGATCGGTACAATGCCAGAGCGAGTTGATGTAGAAGGTACAGAGATTTATGTAAAAAAGGGCGAGGTTCGCATTGCGACTAAAGAGGAAATGAAACTATATTCCGAATTAGACGAGATCGCCAGTCGCAAAGCTGGTATTCGAACAAATAGTGAAAAGTGGTATGGTAAAAAGGCAGCAAGATATAATTCTGAATTATCTGCATTATTGCAAAAACATGGAATATGGTTTGTTTGTAGAGCATTTGAATTGTGGAAAGTCGATACGGAAAGGTGCAAAGAAACGCTGAAAAGTTTTTCTGATATGACCATTCCTCAGCGGCGAAAAGAGATTGGCATGGCTCTAAAATATATTTTGGATACTAATGCCGAGAATCGAGCAGAGAAAAAGCAAATGTGCGATAATTACATTGAGCATTTTAAGCATCTTTCCGATTTGACACTAAATCCTGCCGCAGAGGATGTAAGAGATAAGTTGCCGTCAGCAAGTAAGAAATCTTATCAAGAAAAAGCGCAAGAGAAGTACGGTTTTCATATCGTATATGTAGACGAATAAGTGAGGTCGATTATGGAATTAAGCAAAGTACAGCAAGAGGCGGTTGATTTTTATAGGGGCTGTTGTAATGTGATCGCTTCCGCAGGGAGTGGCAAAACAAGGGTTCTTGTAAATCGAATTGTAAAGTTGATTGAGGAATATGATGTAGAGCCGGGAAAGATTTTAGCAATTACATTCAGCAAAAAGGCAAAAGAGAATATGATCGAGCGTCTGACTAAAATGATTCCTGAGTATGTAAATTTCATTAACATTGAAACATTCCATTCTTTTGGATATAGGATTGTTCGACAGTTTACAAGAGAGCAATTTGAAATTTTGGATGCCGATTGGAAAAAGGTCAAGATTATCGAAGAGATTATGCAGTCTGTTTATCGAACCAAGGAAGTCGATGGTGAGGAAGTAGCGGAAATTCTGCATTACATTTCTGTGCAGAAAAATCAGATGAAAAAGCCAGATACGAGAGAAAAGTTCGGGAAATTTTATAAGAAATACGAGGATTACAAAAGCGCACATAACCAGTTAGATTTTGATGATATGCTTACCAAGTGCTATGAGATACTGGTTAGCAATGAAAAAGGATTGGCTTATTGTCAGGATAAATACCAATTTATTCTGGCAGACGAGATGCAAGATACGAATGCAGTACAGTATGAAATTTTGAAATTGATTGGTGCAAAGTACAAGAATGTTTTCGTAGTGGATGATCCTTTGCAGAACATTTTTCAGTGGAGAGGTTCAGACAATCGGTTTGTATTGGAGTTTGATCAGGAATGGCCTGATGCAAAAACAATTCAACTGAATAAAAACTATCGAAGCAGTTTGAATATTGTTCGTGCTGCCAATCATTTCGCAGAGTATATTCCTGAGTCTGGTCATGTTCATTATGTGGAGAGCGTTGCAGACAAGGGAGAATTTGAAGAGCCTCATTATGATCGGTTCATTGATGAAACCACGGAGGCGGCTGAAATTTCTAAGAGAGTAAAAGAACTGGTTGATGCGGGGTATCATTACAATGATATAGCTGTGCTTACCAGAACGAATGCCCAGCTTCAGTATTTTGAAACGGCTTTGTATCGCAGTGAAATTCCATATACTGTTGTAGATGGTTTGTCATTTTCAGATCGCAAGGAAATCAAGATTGTCCTTTCTTATTTGCGTCTGGTATGCGATATTAATGATGACGAGGCATTTGAATATATTTATAATCGTCCTAATCGTTTTTTGGGAAGTCAGTTTTTGCAAGAGGTAAAACGAGCTGCCAGAAAAGAAAAAATCTCTTTGTTTTGTGCTATGTCCAGAGTGATTAAAACAAATTGGAGATATAAGAGTGCCAATTCGATTTATGGCACTGTTAAGCAGCTCAGTGGAAACCATTATAAAACCGTAGCAGATATGATTGCTGATCTGCGAGAAATTCTTGATTTGGATTCTTATGTGTCTAAAGATTTGAGCGAGAATGATGATAGCAAAGTTGAAAATTTGAATACTTTGCAGAGTATGGCATCGAACTATAAGGATGTAAAGCGTTTTGTTTCCTTTATGATGAAGTTTGCCAAGGAAAAGAAAACTGATCCAAATTCCGTTCAGCTTATGACCATTCATAAATCCAAAGGATTGGAGTTTCCTATTGTGTTTGTGGCAGGAGTTAATCAAGGTATTCTGCCGCATGGGAAAAATCAAAATCCAGACGAGGAAAAACGCCTAATGTATGTGGCTATTACAAGAGCAGAAAAGGTTTTGTATGTTTCTTCTACTCAGAGATATAATGGTAAAGAAATGGATGAAAGTGATTTTATTTCTTTTCTTTTTGACTAATAACCAGAAATACAAGTATCGGAGGACAAAATATGAAACTACATAAAGGAGAATTTTATGAACGAAAATACCAATCGGCACTCATGCCGAACCTGTATTTGGAATGACCAATGCGAGGATGAACAGCCCTGCGCATTTTATGATGATGGCAGTAATGAGATTGATTTGTCGGACGCTGAGATTGAGCAGCGAGTAGAAAATGGCAGGAGAAAATTCAGAAATGAATATTGGAAATATATGAAGGAGTACGATGATGGAAAAAGCTACGAATAATGTTCTGGTGAAATCAAGGATTTATTTGGATAACGCAAGTACGACAAAGCCGCTTCGGTATGTAATGGATGCTGTAAATGATGCCGTATATGAGCAGTATGGAAATCCAAGTAGCTTGCATGATATTGGTCGTAAGGCAAACGATGCGGTTGAGAATGCAAGAAAAATCATTGCTGATTTTATCGGAGCAAAACCTTCTGAGATTTATTTTACTGCTGGTGGCAGTGAGTCAGATAATATGGCTCTGCGTGGTATTGCTCCGTATCTGAAAAGTATTGGTAAGACAATGATTGTTACTACGGAAATCGAACATCATGCCGTTTTGAATACTTGCAAAGAATTGGAGAAGGATGGATTTACTGTAATCTATATGCCTATTGATCAGGATGGCAGAGTAGATATTGAGGAACTGCATCGAGTCATGGAAAAATATAAGGATCAGATTGGTCTTGTGTCTATTATGGCAGTGAATAATGAAATTGGTTCTATTCAGTTGATTGAGGATATTGGCGATCTTTGTCAGGAATATCATGCACTTTTCATGACAGACGCAGTTCAGGCATATGGTCATATTCCGCTGAATGTAAATGAACAGCACATTGATATGCTTGCTGCATCAGGACATAAGATTCATGCACTGAAGGGGATCGGCATTTTGTATGTGAGAGATGGAGTGTCTGTAAAATCAATTATTACTGGCGGTGGTCAGGAACGAGGTCTTAGAGCAGGAACCGAGAATGTGTTTGGCATTATTTCTATGGGAGCTGCGACAGAGGGGCTTGCTAAGAATATGAAGGGAAACGAGGAATATTTCAGAGAATTAAGAAGCACATTCTTTGATACTTTGGATGAACTGTCTGTTTCTTATAAAGTTAATACTGATGTTGGTGTTCCGAACATTATTAGCTTGACACTGCCGGGGTGCGAGAGCGAAGCAATGCTTTTGCTGCTGAACCAGAAACAGGTCTATGTGTCTGCTGGATCGGCGTGTACGGCTGGTTCTCTTGAACCTTCTCATGTGCTGTTGGCATTGGGCTTATCGGAGCATGATGCAAGCTGTACGATTCGTATTTCTATGAGTTTAATCAATAGCGGATTTGATATGGTGGAAGCGGCTCATGCAATTGCAGAATGTACCAGTCAGCTTCGATCTATGATGGAGGTATGATATGAAAAAGGAATATGTGCATTATACAGATATTACACGAGAAATTCTTGATACGATCAAGGTTGGCGATTTGGTCAAGATCAATGATTGGACGAAACCTCTGCGTGTTAAAGCAGTGTCAGAGAATTACTTTGTGATGGTAAGCAATTTATTTGGAAAGCCAATGTATTCTGTTTGCTCTAAATTGCCGTGGAAAGGTGTTCGCCATAATGCAATGACTGGCGGTATGTTCCATTGCGGTGCAGATAATTGGATTTTTGGCTCTCCCCTATCACTTCAGTATGAGAACCTATACCGTTTTGAGAACGAAGAAGCAAATCAAGCATATTTGCAGGAATTTGAAAATGGAGAGGCTGAAATTTCAGAAAGAAACGGTGTTCCCATTTATGATCTGTATGTGAAGCATTAATTGGATGGTGGGTTATGGTTTGCACAAATTTGTGTCCTTTTGACAACACAAACTGTATGTGTCAGTTTTGCGAGAATCCTTGTAACAATGGGTTAAATTGCAGTGATTGTCAATTTCACAATAAGATCATGCACACAATTTATCTTTGCACTGGTTTTGAGGGAGATTTTGACAAGTATCTTGAAAATTGGAAAAGAGGTGCTGCTGGTGAATCAGTACATGAGTCAAAAGGAAAATAATGATTTTATAGAAGCGTGTGAGGCTGAAATTCTTTGTGATGCAAAATATTGTCCTTATATGAATGGAACAGTAAGCAGATTAGGTGCTTGTGAAGGAGATTTTTGCAAGGAAGCATGGGAGGAATATTGTGAGCAGAATGATAAGGAATATGAACGATGATGATTTAAAGTCATGTCCGTGTTGTGGTGGAAAAGCATTCTTTGTTGTAGAACCTTCTGCATATTCGAATTCATTCTTTTACTTTATCGCCTGTGATGATTGCGGTATTGAAACGCCGAGAACATTCCGAACAAAAGAAGCAGCCGCAAGGGTATGGAATAAGAGAGTGAGTTGAGATCGGTGTGGTATGAACAGGAAATCGAACAATGGGCAGGAGCATGGTATGACGGAGTAGATTATTCTTGGCGTTTTGAGGTTTCTACATATGGAAGAATTCGAAATGCCAAGAATAAAAGAATTTATTCTTTACATATGTGTTCCAGCGGATATTTACAAATATGTACTTCTGTCAATGGTAGGAATAAAAATATCCGCATACATCGTTGTGTTGCGGAAACATTTTTAAACAATCCTTATGGGTATGAAATTGTAAATCATATTGATGGTAAGAAAACAAATAATCGACTGGATAATTTGGAATGGTGTTCTCGAAGAGATAACTATAACCATGCTGTTGAAATGGATTTAATTGATTCTTCTATTCCATATCAGTTGGCGCAAAATTCACGCTTTGGATATTATCAAGGCAGCTACAATGGAATGGCGAAGCTGACTGAGAATGATGTGATTTACATACGCTCCAATTACATACCAAAAGGTAAAGGGCAAAAGTGCAACCGACAAGAACTTGCTACTTATTTTGGTGTAAGTGTCGGTTTGATTTCCAGAATTGTAAAAAATGAAATATGGACTCATGTTTAGGAGGATGGTTGTGGAAAAATTTTATATCGTTAAAGAGGGTTCACGATTACATACTGATTATTGGGAATGGAGAAATTCTGTTTCTGAGAATAATAAAATCGTTATTAGTTTCTTTGAGCAGCATGGAATTGAGGCAACAAGGTATTGGATTTCAAAGGATCAGATTGGCATTATTCCGACAAAGAATGACGAAAATAAATTTGCAAAACAGTTTACGAAATACGCTTTGGAAGATGGATTGTGTTTGTTTAAGCGAAATTCTGTGATTGGTAAGGCTTGGATTAAACAAGCTGCTGATATAAAGATTTATCATAAGCCCTCTCCATCTTGGTATAATTCTGTAATTACTGGCAGGAGTTCAAGTCGTTTGTTTGATCATAAGGGAATTCTGTATTGTTCCTATCATGCGGAGCGAGTTGAAATGCCAGAAGATATGTTTCAGGAAATCAAAGGTAGTGATTTTTATAAAATTATGGAAGAAATTGAGGAAGGGAATGATAGTAAATGATTGATTGTAAGGCTATTGCCACAGAGCGAAAAAAGTATTTGAAAGAATATATTGAGCAGAATAACAAGGATTTGTGCTTGATGGTAATTCAAGTAGGCGATAATCCTGCATCTAATTCTTATATTCGTGGTAAGATGCAAGACTGCATGGAAGTCGGTATTCGATTCGTACATAAGCGTTTTGATGTTTCTGTAACTACTAATGAAGTCATTCGTACTATCAGAGATGCTAATGAATCTGTTTTGGTAAACGGAATTATTGTGCAGCTCCCTCTTCCTCCCCATTTGGATAAGGACAGTATTCTTAATGCCGTTGCCGATAGCAAGGATGTAGATGGATTTAAGCATAATAGTGGGTTTACGCCTTGTACTCCTAAAGGAGTAATGACGATTCTGGATCATTTGAATTACGATGTAGATAGTCAGTTGTGTTGCGTAATCGGCAGAGGCGAAGTTGGAAAGCCAATGGTTGATTTGTTGACGAAGCACAATGCCACTGTTTTGTGGTGTAATAGCCATACAAAGGCTTTTGATTTAGAGGGATATATTTTAAGTGCTGATGTGATTATTTCTGCGACTGGTAAGCCTCAGTTAATTAAAAATGTTCGTGAGGATCAAATTGTAATTGATGTAGGTATCTGTCGTGGTGATGATGGTAAATTGTGTGGCGATGTGGATAAATCTTGCTATGGAGATCAGATGTTAATTACGCCTGTTCCCGGTGGTGTTGGGTTAATGACAAGAGTTGCACTTTTGGAAAACTTGGTCTACGGAGGAAACTGATATGGGACGGATTCAAATTGTAAATGGCGATCTTTTAAAGGCTGAAGAAACTTATCTTGTCCATCAAGTGAACTGCTGCGGCGTTATGGGAAAAGGTCTTGCTTTGCAAATTCGCAATAAGTATCCTGATGTATATCGCCGTTATCAAAGCTATTGTGCGGAACATCGGATCAGAGATTTAATTGGTCGTGTTCTTCTTATCCCCACAGACGATGGTAAAATTATTTGCAATCTTTTTGCTCAAGAACGATATGGGAACGATAAGAGATATACTGATCTTGTTGCTTTAAGAAGTTGCTTTCAGAAATTAATCAGAATCGTTCCAGTATATGAACATATTGCAATGCCTTATATGATTGGTTGCGGCAATGGTGGTGATTGGCAATCTGTATATGGATTAATTCAAAATGAGTTTACAAAGCACGATGTTGCTTTATATAAACTATAATACCAATAAATACAAGAATGGAGGTGATATTTTGAAATGCGTGATTTGCGGAAAAGAAATTGAAAAGAGTTGTTACACAAATGCTGTGTTGTGCAGCGGTGAATGTTTTCATTGTCATTTTTGGCGTGAGTTAATTGCCGAAAAGGAGCAACACATTGTTATTGGTGGGCAATGTTATTGTGATGGAGGTGAAGTTAAAAATCCTGATCAACATCCGTTTTTAGGGTGCGCTGGACGAAGGTTTTGGATTAGGTTTTTTGATGGAAGAACTATTACGACAAACAATCTTTGGTGTCAAGGCGAAATTCCAGAGGAATTCAGAGAAGAACTTCCAGATAATGCAGAGTTCTATACACCAGAACATATTAAGTTTGCGAATTCATTGATTGGTGGTGGAAATTATTAATACGAATGCGGTTTATATCCCTTCTTTGGACGGTAAAGACATTTATATTTCAAATAGCTTAGACCCCAAGAATGGATACAGGTTGAAAAATAAAACTGGAAATCTGAATTTATCAAGATTCATCAATTCTCTGGATTACAGTCTTGATTTAATTAAAATTCGGCAAGTACATAAAAGTTTATTTCCTGTTGCTGATATAGAACAGTTAGAAACTGTATTCTCTTTTGACGAAAAAGGCAACGAATATGACGAAGTTCATTCCAGAGGCAAAGAGTATTCTTGTCAAGTTATCAATGTAACTTTCAAATACAGCAATAAAGAATTCAACCGAGTAAGAGGTAGTTACTATATTCGTTTCGGATATAGAATTGACGATCTTGAGTTCGAGGATTGTATTGCTTGGGATGATGGTGAAATTGTTGGTGTTCAAACTGGCGAGAAAGTAAACAACCCTGTGGATGCCGAAGAACTTCCCTATTTTATTTTCAAAGATGGGATGTATCGAGCAAAAGATAATATTAAGACCTGTAACAATGTTGCAGATATTCGATCTGACATTTATGAAAATGGTTTTGTTTGCGAAGGCATTAAGTATGTCCGCTTTAAGCGCAGCTCTGGTTCCAGCCGTGTAGGTAAATGTTTGTTTATTAATGAAAGACTGTACGATATTATGCACGAGTGGGAAATGTGCGGTATTCAAGTGGATGAAGGTCAAGACATTGATTTAGCTGCACTTGAGCCTTATATTGCGTTGACGCTTAGTAGTATTATCGACACGATTGAGATCAAGCCAGAAAACATTCTGGTTGTGGATGATTATAAAAGTGTATTTCATGAACGAGCAATTGCTACAAGGTTGGTTGATGGGCGACTCGTATCGAAACCTGAAGATGTAGAAATCTCGAACAGTATTTGGGATGGGCAGTCTTTGATGGATCGCAGTCTGTTTGGCGAATATTCAAATAAAGGTATGCTTCTGCTTCGAGCCAGATTTTTTAAGTCATGTTGCTTTAACGCCAACATCCAGCAGTGGTTTGCGGATCATGGAATTAAGAAAATCAGCCAACTTAACGGATATACTCGTGCAAAGAAAATTGAGGATGTTAAGCTGATTACGACACCGAGTTCCATTAAATATCTCAAGTTTGGTACTTTGGATCATTGGCTTGATACTTTGGAAACTACTTTTGGCGTTGTCAAATATGAGAAGAAAACCCATTTCTTTGATGGACGCATGGTAAATACGCATTATCAGTTGATCAATACTTTGCAGATGACATATGAAGAGGTTGAGCAATTTATTAAGCCTTCATTGGACTATGCAAGGATGATTAAGACTGATCCTGCGGTGCTTCGCCATCAGATCAGTTATCAATATCATATTCCAGATGATAAATTTTATACACAAGCAATTGCTTCTAAGCACGATATTATTTATCGTTTACTTGGCCTAAATGATAGATTTTCTAAGACTAAAATGTACCGTAATTTTTGTAATGATTTGATTCGGTCATTTATCAAAAATCTGCGTTGCGGTCATGTGTTGGTTCGAGGGAATTACAGTACATTGTGCGGTAATCCGATTGAGATGTTGAAAATGTCAATTGGGCAGTTCGATGGATCTTCTATTATCGAAAAAAATACTGTTCATTGTGGGATGTTTGAGAGTGACAAGGAGCTGCTTGGCTCTCGCAGTCCTCATGTGACGATTGGTAATATTCTGGTTACTCGCAATGTGATTCGTCCTGAAATTGCTCGTTATATGAATCCAACAAATGAGATTGTGTATGTGAACAGTATTCAGGAGAATTTGCTTGAGCGTTTGAGCGGTGCGGATTTTGACTCTGATACAATGTTGCTTACCGACAATGAAATTTTGGTGGCGGCAGCAAAGCGAAATTATGATAACTTCCCTGTTCCGACTAAATTGGTCGAATCTGCAAAGCGTAATCGTAGATATACAAACCGTGAAAAAGCTGATCTTGACATTAAGACCAGTGTAAACAAAATTGGTGAGATCATCAATTTGTCACAGGAACTTAATTCTATTCTTTGGGATCGTATCAATAAAGGAACCAGTGTTGATGATGTGATGGAATTGTACTGCGATATTTCTCAGTTGGATGTTATGAGCAATTTGGAAATTGACTCTGCAAAGCGTGAAAATCCTGCAAACAATACTCGTGAGTTGCAATTACTGAAGAAAAAATATGATGTGCGAGATAAAAAGAATCGTCATGTCAGACCTTTGTTCTTTAAGTATATTGATGGGTATAAGGGGTATCGTGATGATTATCATGTGTATGTAGAGCAAGATGACGAGTTCCAAAAATTATTCAAGACGGACAAATATAAGGATGCCCATACGATAAAGAAAGAATCTACAAACAATATCGTGATTGAAAGAGGCAGAATGTCTTATTTGAAGCATGAAACATCTATGGATTATTTGCAAAAGTGCATTAATCGGTTCTATGTTCCTCGTGACAAAGATGCCAATCATGGTCTTTCATATATATTAGTTCCTATTAGTGCAACTAAGGGAGAATATCAAAAAGATGTTGAACAACAGATTATTGAAATAGCAAGAGAAGCAAAGAAAGAAATTAATTCGATTTGGGAAAAAAATAACATTAATAAACGGATTAAAAGAGAATTGGAATATGATATTCGAAAAAAGTGTTCTGCGGCGTTACAAGAAATTCAGATCAACGAAAAGACAATGAGAAGATTGCTTGGAAAATTAGAAAATGAATATTCAGATGTGACGAGATTTTTGTTCTTTTCGCTGCTGGAACAGGTGCGTGGGTTTATGCTTTCTGGTTTTCATCAGATCATTCAAAAAAGCGTTTCGCCAGTGAGTATTTTGCGAGAAGATGTTGACGGAGATATTCAGATATATGATTTTCATTATCTGAAAACACAGGGCGAAAGCGAGGACTATGATTTGAATTACGAACATTGGGAAGATTTTGCAGACGAAGTTCAGGAGTTTATGAATAAGTATGGCATTCGAAATGATTGGCTTGCTGCTCAATTAGAAATTGATATTGCTGTCTTGAGTAGATTCTTGAATAAGAAAAGAAATTTGTCAAAATCAAATTCTTTTAATTTGACTTCGTTTATTAAGCGTTATAAAAGCAATATGGAGTGGCTTCAGCTTTCATAAATGTCAATTTGCATTGACAAAAACAGTTTTGAAATTGCCATAAAACTCTTGAAAACACCATGTTTATGGCGATTTTAAGTAAAAAGCTAACTTTTACAGAGGGTATAGAATGCAAATTACCCTTATCATGGGCTTTTCAAACAGCCCAAATCTATTGAAAAGGAATGAGATTTGTTTGATTAAAATTACGAAATCTGAGTCCGAGGCAGTTCGCAAGGTTTTTCCTCGTGCGGAGATTGTAAGGACTTGTATTCAAAAGAGCAAGCGGCATCGTTATTATCTGCCCGAAGCTGAAAAATATCTGCGTCTGATCGTAGAAAGTAATGCTGAGGCGGCTGCTATTTGCGCTACAATCGACAAAGAGCGTGAACGCAGACGCAAGTGGCATGGATAAGGAGGATGCTATGACTCGTATCGAAAAAAGTTTTTATGATATTGAATTTGACGAAGCAACTGTCCTGAAAAATTGGGGGGTCAATGAAGTTTTCTATCTGAAAAATTTGAAGGATAGAAAGCTGTTTCTGACTTGTGACATTGATGAATGTATCATTGATGATATTGTTTCTCATATTTTGCAGTACAATGCAGATGACAAGGGAAAGCCAGTTGAGGAACGCAAGCCTATTTTGCTTTATTGCTCTTCCAATGGCGGCAGCGTTGATCCCGGTTTTGAACTGATTGATGTGATTCGTCAAAGTAAGACTCCTGTTTACACAATCAATCTTGGGTATCAGTATTCTATGGGCTTTTTGATTGGTTTGGCTGGTCATAAGCGTTATGGCTCTAAGACAGCAAAGTACCTGATGCACGATGGCTCTAATTTCATTTATAATTCTGGTGCAAAAGCACAAGACCAGATGGAATTTAATAAGCGCATTGAGGCAAGAGTTAAGGAATATGTGTTGGACAGAACCAAGATTACATCAGAGATGTATGATGCTCAGATGCGAAAAGAGTGGTATATGTTCTCTGACGAGGCTAAGGAACTTGGTGTAACTGATTATATTATTGGCGAGGATTGCGACTTAGACGAGATCATTTAAACGCCGATACAGTAAGGAGTTTTTACATGAATGAATATCGAGGATTTCAGGAAATCCGCAATGATGATGTTCGACTGCCTGAATTCTATGGAAACATGGGACAGAATATTTTTGGTTGTCTTGAAAACGAGTATGTATTGATTGATGACGGTGATGGTAATGTTGTTGACTATTATCGCTGGGATGGAAAGAAATATGTGCTTGTTGGGTATCGGATGATTAAGAATAGCTATACGGAGGATGTAAAGCCAAGAAACCCACAACAGAGAATTGCACTGGATATGCTCTACAATGATGATATTACAGTGAAAATCATTTCTGGATGCTTCGGTTCTGGTAAGGATTATTTGATGTGTGCGGCGGCTCTGGATTTAGTAATGCAGGGCAAATATGATAAAATCATGTGGGTTCGCAATAATATTGAGGTTAAAAATTCTAAGCCGCTTGGTTTTCTCCCCGGTGATGCATTTGATAAACTGCTTCCCTTTGCAATGCCTTTAGCTGATCATGTTGGCGGTATTGAAGGATTGGATCGGTTTATTAGTAATGGTCAAATTGAGGTTGAACATCTTGGATTTATTCGAGGCAGAGATATTAAAAACACGATTATTATGTGTAGTGAGGCAGAGAATATGACAAAAGAACATATTCAGCTTTTGCTTGGTCGTGTTGGCAATGGTTCTGCATTGTGGTTAAACGGCGATTATCGCCAGACAGACCATAAAGTATTTGCAGAGAATAACGGATTGATGATTGCTGTTAATCGGCTGAAAGGTCATCATCGGTTTGGATTTGTGAAACTCTTAAAAACTGAACGAAGCGAAACGGCTGCAATGGCAGACCTATTAGATTGAAATAACAACAAATACAAGAATGAGAGGATTTTGAATTATGATCAACAATTTTATTTGTGATAACTGTGACCATTATCTTGTTTGCGAAAAGCTGTCTAAGCTGATGAAGTTCCATGAGAGTGCTAAGAAAGACCTTGGCATTACTCTGACAATGGATGATTGTATGGATTTTAGCGGTCAGGACGAACAGGATAAGGCAGAAGAAGATTAAGAGTTTGGAGGTGGATAGCCATAGAACGAGCGGAATTTTTAGCCCGACAATATGACTTACTTACCAGACGCTTAAATGATTCTACAATTGAATGGCAAGACATTGCTGATTTGAGAACAGAATACACAGGAGAGGTTGAACATCGTGATACGATTCGCAAAGGAGCAAAACTGCTTTATGAATATTTGGAAGCAGGATGGCTTCATGATCCTGCGGAAGTTAAGGATGTTCCCTCCCCTACCAATACAGAAAATGTTTTGAACCAAATTAAGAAAGAGCGATATAAATTACAGACGGAAAAACTGGAATTGAATCGCTGGCTGCGAGAAAATGCACGAGATGAATTGATCGTTGAACATATTTGTCAAGCAGTAGCAGAATTGGAGCCGCTGGATATTCCTGCTCCAATTTTTGCAGAGAACAATCATCGTGCGGGTATTCTTATTTTTGGTGACGAACATTATGGTACGGAATTTACAATTCGTGGATTGTCTAATGAGGTAATCAACGCATATAGTCCTGAGATTTTTGAGGATCGTATGTGGGATTTGCTGAATCAGACAATTCAGATCGTACAAAAAGAGAATTTTTCAAAAATCTATGTTTTTTCTATGGGAGATTTTGAGGATGGACTTTTGCGTGTAAAACAGCTTATGCAGCTTCGATATGGTGTTGTAGAAAGCACTGTTCGTTATGCAGAGTTTATCGTAAATTGGCTGAATGAGTTGAGCAAATATGTTCAGGTGGAATTTCAGACTACGAGCGGAAATCATTCCGAACTTCGTATGCTTGGTCAGCCAAAAGGAACATTTACACAAGAAAATATGGCATTGGTTGTGAATGCTATGATTCGTACACGACTTTCAGAAAATCCGAATTTTACATTTATTGAAAATCCAACTGGATTGATTTATGCGGAGATTTTAGGTTATCAGGTTTGTGGTATCCACGGTGAAGTAAAAAGTATGGAACAAGCCATCAAAGATTTTTCGCAGAAATATCGTGTGCAGCTCGATTTCCTGATTGCTGGTCATAAACACCATGCAAAGAGTGAAACGGTTGGTATTAATCAGGAAGTAATTAATGTTCCGAGTATTATTGGCGTTGATGATTTTTCTATGTCGATCAATAAAACATCAAATGCTGGCGCAACATTTTTAGTTTTGGAGCATGGTCGAGGTAAAACTATCGAATATGCGATTAAGTTATGAGGTGAAATATGAATAGAAGTGAGTTAATCGCAGAAATCGTAGAGAGAACTGGACAAACAAAGAAAGCAGTTACCGAGATGGTAGATGCTTATGAGGAAACAGTTTATGATGCTATGCGCAGAAATGAAGTAGTTGCGTTGCATGGATTTTTGAAATTTGAGCGTAGAAAGCGAAAAGGTCATAAGGGCAATGATTTAAAGAATAATGGGTTGATTGATATTCCTGATTCTGAATCTGTGAAGGTCACTCCCGGAAATACCTTGAAAAATGTTTTAAGGAACAGCGGTTGATCTGCTGTTCCTTGATATGGAAGGGTAGCTTATGAGGTCTGAGCGGCGGTCTGAAAAACCGTAGGGTGGAGGTTCGATACCTCTCCCTTCCACCAAAATTTTTTAAAAAAGTTTTTTCAAAAGGTATTGACAATAACCAGAAATACAAGTATAATAGTCAATGTCAGGAGGCAATAGTCCTCCTGCAAGATTGACTTAATAACAAGAAATACAAGACGGTCTGTTGGTCAAGCGGTTAAGACACCGCCCTTTCACGGCGGTAACATGGGTTCGAATCCCGTACAGATCACCATATGGTGCGTTAGTTCAGAAGAGTAGAACGCTGCCCTGTCACGGCAGAGGTCAGGGGTTCAAGTCCCCTACGCATCGCCAGTGCCGTTTTTAGAGCAAATGTTCAGTTGGGTCAGCTAAACTTGAGATGTGCCGAGGGGTTATCATTAGCCTTATGACTGTGGATAGACACTAAAATGTAACATCATTCCGACTTATTCCGTGTCGGTCAATGCAGAGAGAAACTGTACGGAAAATACTGCGGGGTGGTAGCAGTTGGCAGCTCGTCAGCCCCATAAGCTGAAGGTCGCAGGTTCGAGTCCTGCCCCCGCAACCATTTGGGAAGGTACTCAAGAGGTTCAAGAGGCTCCCCTGCTAAGGGAGTAGATCGTTGATAGCGGTGCGTGGGTTCGAATCCCACTCTTCCCGCCATTTTATTAAATATGCTGGTATAGCTCAGTTGGTAGAGCAATTGATTTGTAATCAATAGGTCGGGGGTTCGAGTCCGTCTACCAGCTCCACATGGGGAATTAGCTCAGTTGGGAGAGCGTCTGCCTTGCAAGCAGAAGGTTAGCGGTTCGATTCCGCTATTCTCCACCATTCTATCAATTGAATATGCGCCAGTAACTCAGTTGGTAGAGTAACCGCCTTTTAAGCGGTAAGCCACGGGTTCGAGTCCCGTCTGGCGCACCAAACAGGACTGTTGGAAAACATTTTGTATGAAATGAATGTCCTATGGTTTTAGTCCATCGTCTATGAGGCAAACCAACTTGCCGATGGGGAAATTACGATAATATTTCTTTTATATGCGGGTGTGTCGGAATCGGCAGACGAGGCAGACTCAAAATCTGTTGGTAGTAATACCGTGTGGGTTCAAGTCCCACCACCCGCACCATTTATTAAGCGGATGTGGCGTAACTGGCAGACGCACAAGATTCAGGTTCTTGTACCGAAAGGTGTATGGGTTCGAGTCCCATCATCCGTACCAATTCACTTCATGTTGATTGTTTTGTTTATGCAAGACAGATACAGTGAGAAATCCCGTATCACAACGGTCTTAGTGTCTTTCCATTATCTTGGCGAGAGCGGCTTGCAACGCAGCGGGATAATAAAATATTGGGGTATCGCCAAGCGGTAAGGCACAGGACTTTGACTCCTGCATCGTTGGTTCGAGTCCAACTACCCCAGCCATATGGGGGAGTGTCGGAACTGGTAGACGATGCGGACTTAAAATCCGCTGGTGGCAGCACCGTGAGGGTTCGATCCCCTTCTCCCCTACCATATCTGGGTGTACGCCAGTTGGTAGACGGCGTGATTTGGGATCACGAGGCCGTGGGTTCGAGTCCCACCACTCAGACCAATAAAGATCAAGGAGAAATCCTTGGTCTTTTTTATATTCTCCGTTAGCTCAGTCGGTAGAGCGTCTGACTGTTAATCAGAGGGTCGTAGGTTCGAGTCCTACACGGAGAGCCAATTTTTAAAGTAAGGAGCGTGGCAGTATGGCGAGAAAATCAGGCAGTTCTACTGCCAAGCAAATTAAGAAAAAGTATTGTTCTGCGTGTCAGCAGGAAAAGAGAGATGGTTTGTTCTATGTAAGCTACAATCCATTGCATAGTGATGGCAGAATGCCGATATGCAAGGAATGTATTCGAAATGCTTGTTATGATGATGACGGCGAGTTCAACATTGATAATTTGTATTCAATTTTGCGTCAATTAGACAGACCATTTCTTCAGGACATTTGGGAAAGTTCAGTCAACGAGGTTTGTAAAAATCTTGGTACACAAGAAGTATCCTATGATCCGATTATCGGCAAATATATTAAGAACATTTCTATTCAGCAACATCGTTCAAAGACTTGGGCAGATAGTTGTTTTGAATCAAAGCAGAATATTGATAATCGTGTGGAAAGTTCCAGACGAAAATCTATTGGTTCTGATCAGGTATATTATTTGACCGATAATAATTTTGAGGTAACTGAGGACATTATCAAGTTATTTGGCGAAGGTTGTACGGCTCAAGAATATAAGGTAATGCTCAGTTATTATGACACAATGAAAAATGACTATCCGAGCATTACAGAAAGTCAAAAGAAATTGCTTTTGCGTTATGTCAGAGCTGCGGCAAGAGAAGAGATTGCAACGAATAGCGGTAATACTGCTGAGGCTGAAAAATGGGGTAAACTGTCCAGCGATGCTTTGAAACAGCTTAATCAAAGCGATCTTCAAGGTGGTATCAGTAGTTTCTCTGAATTTTTTCAAAAGGTAGAGCGTACAAAAGATGTTATTCGTATTCTGCCAAAATATCGTTATAGACCAAATGACGCACTGGATTTTGTAATCTGGTGCTTTATTAATTATTGCCGCCGTTTGGAAGGCAAGACTGAATGCGCATATGAAGATGTGTATAAGTTCTATGATGAAAAAGTGGCTGAATACATCCAGCAGTATGGCGATCCATATGGAATTTTTGCTGATGATCCAACAGTTTCAAATCGTGAACGCATCAAAGAATTTATTACGCTGCCGCCTGATTATAATCGAGGTGACGAGTAATGAGTAATAGTCTGAATAATGATTCTGCTTTTGAAGCAAGTATGGACAAATATGAGGAAATCGCAAATTTATGGTTGTGGTATCCCGATCTTGCGCTTGATTTAATGGCTCCTAAAGAGGGTGGTATTAAATTACATTCTGATCAGCGTATTTTCATGAGATGCGGCGCAAGATTTTTTAGTGAGTATGGCTGCTTTCCTCGTGGATGGGGTAAAACTTTTGCTGAGGTTGCAACGATGGTTATTACAGCAATCAGGTATCCCAACATTGAAATTGGTTTGACGGCTCAGACAAAAGAGAACGCAGCTTCTTTGTTGAAAGATAAATACAACGAATTGGTGCGTTATTATCCAATGCTCTTAAATGAGATTAAAAAGACCAGTTTTGTAAAAGGCGATGCTTTGATTGTGTTTAAAAACGATGCACGAATTGACGCATTAGCAAATGCTCAATCCAGTAAGGGTCAGCGTAGAAAGCGTTTGAACATTGAGGAATCAAACTTGATGGATAATACGACTTTTGAAGATGCTCTTGAACCTGTTGTTGAGGTTGGCCGTATCACGACTGGCAAGCTGGCAATCACAAATCCAGAGGAATTAAATCAGCAAATCAACTTCTTTACTACACCGGGCTTTAGAGGTTCAGACGAATATCGGCGCAGCTTGCAGATGATTCAGGATATGCGTGATCTGAAAGGTAAGATTGTGCTTGGGTCTGACTGGATGCTTGGATGCTGGTATGGAAGAGGTTCCAGTAAGAGTACCATTCTGAAAAAGAAACGAGATTCCTCCCCTATTGCATTTGATATGAACTATGGTGGCAAATGGGTTGGCAGTGCAACAGGCGCATTGGTTAATATTAACCGCTTGATGAATTGCCGAACATTGACTGAACCTGTTTTAAGTTCGTCTAATGACAACGATGAATTTTATCTGGCAATGGATGTGGCTCGTTCACAAAATAAGAGCAATAACCAATCTTCTATTGCTGTTGGTCAAGTAATTCGCAACAGCGAGGGAAAGATTGAAAATATCAATTTGGTCAATATCATTCATGTATCTAATATGTTAAGTTTTTCAACTCAGGCGTGTATTGTAAAGAGAATTCGAAAACGATATAACGCAAGAATTGTGGTTGTGGACGGCAACGGTTTGGGTACTGGTTTGGTAGATGAACTTTTGAAAGAGAGTTATGATCCGAAGTCTGGTGAAACATATCCAGCTTGGGATACGATCAATACTACTGCGGAACCAGAAACCGCAAAAGCAGAAAAATGCTTATATGATTTAAAGGCACAATCTGCACAGACAAGTATTTTGTCTAATTTCATTGATATGATTGATTCTGGTAAATTCAGATTTTTAGAGAGCAGAAATGGCGGCGATTACGCAATCAAAGATAATGACGATCTGAACTCTAAGGTTATGCCATTTGTTCAGGAAGAATTGTTCTTCCAAGAGGTTGGTAACTTAAAGTTAATCCAAAATGGTAAGAACCTTTCGGTAGAAAAGGTTGTTAATAAATTTGATAAAGACCGTTTTTCTGCTGTGGCATATCTCTTGTACTATATTGTAAAGGTTGGCGAGGGAGATAACCAAAAGAGCGATTTTGATGCAAAGTCTTTTGCAAAGAAATTACAAGCACTCAATCGCAAACCAAGAATGTATTAAAGAAAGGCGGTGATAGAAATGCCACGCAAACAAGTGATTTATTCGAGCAAAAGTTACGAAAAAGATGTAAAAGCTATTCAGGATGCGGAGTCTGGCAAAAAACCGCTTGATTTAAGTGCATTCAAGAGATTGATGGTTCATGATTTATGTAGTAATACAAACATTTTGAATTCAATGAAAATTGGAGCATATTCCATTGAAAAAATTCAAGACGCACTGCAAAATCCTCGTTCTCATTCATATATTCTTTTGGAAACAAGCAGATATTTGATGAATGTATCTCCATTTTATATGCGTATCAATAATTACTTCTCAAAAATGGGATTGTTCAATTATGTGATTGATGTATATGATTTGAAAGTTGATGAACTCAATACCGAGGAAAAACAAAAGAAGCTGCGTGACACATATTTTGCTGTATGCAGTGAATTTGAGAAAATCAACTTAAAACATGAAATGTTGAAAATTATGGAAACGATTGTCCCTGAAGATGTTTTCTATGGATTGATTTTTGAGGATTCTACGGATTTCTTTATTCTAAAGCTGAATCCTGTGATTTGTGAAATTAGACAGATTCAGGATGGCGTTTATAATTACCGCATTCGTTTAAGCGGCATCAGTCCTTTGGAAATTGGTACATATCCAGATAATATCAAACAGGCGTATTTGGATTATCATCATGGCGAAAAGTATCATGATGGTTGGTATATTCCTCCTGCTGATCAACAGGTTTGTTTCAAGTTCAATACCTCTTTATTGACACCAATGCCATTTATGATGGCTTTGACAAAAGATATTTTGGATTTGGATGTTTACAAAAAGTTGAAACTGCAAAAGGCAAGAGTTGATAACTATAAAGCAATTGTTGTGGAAATTCCTATTGACGAGGATGCTGTTGATAAGCCTCTTTTAACGGAAGATACATTAACAGTTTTTGCTGAGATGAATAAGGCAAATATGCCAGAGGATGTTGGTTTGCTCCATGTTCCCGGCAATGCGGAAGCAGTCAGTTTTAAAGACAATGCTAATAGCACAAACAATTTGAGTGATGCCGTGACAAATCTTTATGATAATGCTGGTGTTCCTCATGAATTGTTTAATGCTGGTTCTGCTGGAACGGCGTTTAAGTTGTCTTTGGAAAACGATGCTTCTTTTATTTATGCTTTTTACCGTCAGTGTGAACGATTTTTCAATCGTTTCATTAAGATGCGTAAATATAATAAGCCGTTATATAAGTTCGCTGTGAGAATTCAGGATTCTACGGTATTCAATAGATACGAAACCGCAGATGCTTATTTGAAAGCAGCTCAAAACGGTTTGCCATTTAAACTGGATTATGCGGCCTCTTTAGGAAAATCACAGTCCAGATTGATTGGTGATGCGATCTTAGAGGTGGATATTTTGCATTTGCAAGATTATTTCATTCCGCTTTCTACCTCTTATACACAAAGCGGAAATGGCTCCGATGGCAGACCGACAAATGAAAGCAAAGGTTTAGATTTATCGGACGAAGGCGAAAAGTCTGCCAATAAAGAAAAAGACTTAAATCGTTAATACCACCGAAAGGTGTTATTAAAATATTCCAAGAAAGGCGGTGATTAAGAAAGTGAGTCAAAAGCAAAAAAGATTGCCAGTGTCATTTACGATCAACGAATGTGTTGAAACAGATGATTCGAGATTTCTTGCCATCACAATTGATGTTTTACATACAGGCTTGAATTTTAACGGCAGTATTTTTGATAAGGAAGTTGTTGATGCTTGTGCCGAAAGCATTAAGAATACACCAGTTTTGGGGTATATCGCTCTGAATCCAGACGGAGAATTGGATTTCCAAGGTCATAAATACAAGTTGATCGAAGATGAAAATGGTAAGCGATATGTATATGCTGGTTCTGCATATGGTGTGATCCCTGAATCTTGTAACTATCGCTGGATTGAAAAAGTTTGTTCTGATGGTATTTGTCGTGAATTCTTTCAGGTTGATGCGCTGTTGTGGACTAAATTCGATGATGCAGTGACGATTTTTGAACGAGATGGCGGCAAACCACAAAGTATGGAACTTGAACTTTCTTCAATCACTGGCGAAGAACAGGAGGACGGCACATTTAAGTTCACTGAATTCAAATTCGATGGATGTTGCTTGCTGTCATCCACTGACGAAAAAATTCAGCCAGCAATGATTGATAGCGAGGCGGTTGCTCAGTACACCGTTTCAAACATTGCACAGGAAATTAAAGAGAAGTTGCAGGAATACTCGCTGTTTACTGCTGCTGGAAAAGAATTAACTGGAAAGGAGGATGACAACATGGCAAAAGATGTTGCTCCTAATTTCACACTGAATTTGATGGAACAGTTAGACGAGATTTATGCAATCCTTGATGAAAAGACTTTCCGTGATAAATGGGGCTGGGAATGTTCTCAGTTCTGCTTCGTGGATGTTCAGGACGATGAAGTGATTGTCATGGATCGTGCTGACCATTATCGTATGTACGGTATGAAATTCAGTATGGAAAATGACGAGATCAAGATTGATTTTGATTCTGCGGTTCGTAAAAAGACCAAGTATGAAAATATCGAGGGTGCTGGCAGTGAGAATGAGATTGATGTATTCGAAAAGGCTTTTGATGGTCTGGCAGATTACATGAATAATCAGGTTGAAGCAGTTACCAAGGAAAAGGAAACTGCCGAGCAAAATTACACCACTGTCAAGAACGATTATGATGAAATGAAGCCCAAGTATGATGCTTATGTTGCCGATGAACAGAAGCGTCAGGCTGATGCTGCTGAGGCGGCAAAGGATGCTGAGTTTGCAAAGTTTGATCAGCATTTGGGCGATAACGCTGATTATATCAACATGAAGGAAAATCGTAATGATTTCACTGTTGAGCAGATTCAAAATCAGTGCGCTATTCTCTTTACAGAGAAAAACTTGAATGCAAACTTTAGCCGCAAGGATAAGAATCCTGCGCCTATGGTTGCAGATGTGTTTGAGCAGAAGCCCGCTGTGGAAGTGAACTCCCGCTATGGCATTCTGCCCACTAAGAAATAATATGAAAGTGAGGGTATAGGACTATGAATAAGAATTATACAGTCGTTGAAACTTCTAAAATCGCAGCAGTTCGTGGCGGCGGTCATATGTATAGCCTGATTTCTGATGTGGATGTGGAAAACGGTCATATCGGTTATGTTGGCGATATGGCGGCAGATGTGGAGGGCATTGAAACTCATGAGTTCTTGGCTCCTACCGCCGATTTGATCAATAAGAGCAAGGTTATCTTGGTTGCTAATCCTGAGTGGGATTATGACGAGTGCAAGCGCAGTAATCAGGCTCTCTACAATTTCGTGAATGAGGCAGAGCGTCCTTTCCGTGGTTATGATCTGATGGCTCACGATATGTACGCTGTTACTGCTGGCGGCATTGACGCTGGTGAGGGTGAAATTGAGATTGGCAAGTATGTCATTGCTCAGGACGGTAAGACCACTGTGAAGATGGTTGACGAGGCTGGTATTGCTGGTCAGGGCTTCTACGGCAAGATCGTTGGCTCTGCAAAGCGTGGTTTGGGCTGGACTGTTAAGAGCGGTGCAACCTACGGTCATCCTTATGTTGTCTACTTTATCGAGATTCTGCGTAACGATATTGTGGGCTAATAACAAGAAATACATGATTGGAGGTATTGAATATGGCTTGTAATATGGAAAAACTGGCTCACTTCTCCGTTGAGAAGCAGCAGTTAATTGCAACTTGTGTTGATAGTTACACAGGTGAATTGAGCAACTTTGTTGCCGCTAATGTTGATACCAACGCTGGCAGCATTGATGATAATATTCGTTCTCGTTTTGAGAAGGAAATTCTGCATGGCGAGAAGTGGAATTATCGTACTTATCGTAAGTATAAGAACGACATTTATGAGATTTTGGAAACTACTCTGGATCAGACTTTGCCCGAAGGTTGGAAAGAGAATGAGTTCTTCAATCGTTTCGTTGAGGAAATTCGTCTTGACTTGGGCGATAAGAATGAATTCTATGCCGAGGATAACGGTTATCTGACTGTTTCCAAGTTCAGCGGCAATCATTGGGATACTGCCCGTGAGCGTATGGATTTGGGTACTCAGTTCTCCGTTGATACTTATTGGTGGGATGTTCATTTCTACAACGAGTTTGAGCGTTTCATGAAGAATATTGACAGCTTCGCTAAGATGCTGGATAAGGCTCGTAAGTCCTTCTTACAGGCATTCCAGAGTGCAGTTTATGTTGCTTTCAGTAATATGGGCGAGATGATGCCAGCCGAGTTCTCTGGTCACGGCGCATTGTCTACTGATACTGAGCGTGATCAGTTGTTCGAACTGATTGACAAGGTTTCTGCCGCTAACGGTGGTATTAAGCCTGTTCTGGTTGGTACTGGCGCAGCTCTGCGTAAGTTGCAGAAGAACATTGACGAGAACTGGATTGCTGATTCCGCTAAGGAAGAGCGCAAGAAGAACGGCGTTGTGAGCGATTGGGAAGGCTATCCTCTGATGGTTATTCCTCAAGTGTTCAGGCAGGGTACTTTCGAGTTCGCTCTGTCCACTACTCGCATCTTGATCCTTGCTACTAACGGCAAGCCCATCAAGTTCGTTTATGAGGGTGATTCTCGTCTGAAGGAAGTTACTGACAACCGTGAGAACATGGATCAGACTCTTGAAGGTCAGATTCAGGTTAAGGCTGGTCTGGCTGTTATTTCCAGCGACATTGTTGGTTGCTGGGAACTGGCGTAATTGATACGCAAATAAATTTTAGGAGGCGTTATTTTTGGGACAGGAAGAAAAGATTTTAAATACTCCTGATACAGCAGCATCAGATAAGAAGTCTGGTGCTGCTCCCACTTCCCCCGCTTTAAAGGATGATACCAAAGTTAAGGTTCGTGCTTTGGTTCCAGCGGTGTATTACACCTGTTTAAAGACGATGGATAGCTTTGCTTGGGAGGAAGTCGGTGACGAGCAGGAAATGACTTATATGCAAATTAAGACCATGAAGGCAAAGCATCCACGCTACTTTACTGAAAAGTGGCTTCTGATTTGTAATGACGAGGTTTTAAAGAAACTGAATCTTACATCCGTATTTGCGGCAAAGATTACTGCTGCTGATATGAAGAAGTTCTACGGCTCTGATGTGGGAGCTGCTAAGGAGTTGCTTGCTGGTCTTAATGATAGCGCAAAAGCTGGGTTGGTTAAGAAAGTTACTGATGCTGTTAAGAGCGGAAAGATCGCAAATGTTAAGATCATTCGTCTGTTGGAGGAACAGCTTGGTATTGAACTGATGCAGCTCGTGTAAAGGAGGTGAAGCCCTATGGGGACTCCCTTTACTGATCTTTACGATAGTGTTTTGAGCAAAATCAGAGATTATGATTTTTTCAATATGGAGCAAGAACAGGTATATGAGGTTTTATCCGATTATCTTCGTCCTGCGATTGCGGCTTTTCGAGGCTGTAAACAAGATATTTCACAAAGGACTGAAACTGGATTTGAATGTACTTTAACCGATACTGAGGTTGAGATATTAGCCAATTATATGACGATTGCATATTTGGATAGTAATTACATTCGAGTTCCACTTGCTTTGAAACAAACATTGTCAAGTAAAGACTTCAATGCTTTTTCCCCTGCCAATCATCTTGATAAGATGGTAGAAATGAGAGAAAAGTATCGTAAGGATAACGAAACTTTACTGGTTCGTTATTCCTATATTCGCAGAAATACATAAGGGGGTGAATTCTGTGGGAGGTTTTCAGAATTTCCTTCTGAGGATGAAAGCTGGCGGCAATAGTATGAGGGGTGAACAAATTGAAAACGCAATGCGTTTGGTTCAGCAGACTTTTGCTGACGATCCTTCTTATATTCCTGATGGCGTAACAATTCATCGAACAGATAGATTGATTCATCCTCGTATTTATCTGCATAAATATCGTACCACTTCCCCTGCTCAAGCAAGTATTCAGACGCAGATTCATGAGCCATTTTATTTGGGCGATGTAATTCCTTGGCCTGATCATGGTTATTGGCTTTGTGTAGAATCGAATAATTTACATGGTATTCAGTGGGAAGGTACATTACAGTTTTGCAATCATAGTATTAAGTTCCGATCTCCGTTGAATGGAGAAATTGTAGAATATCCAATTAGCTTAATTAATGCTACTCAGTATGGTAGTGGTGAAACAGCAAAAGAGTATATCAAACTTGGTACATCTCAGTTGATTGTTTATATCTCTTATGACGAACACACTGTTCTTTTGGATAGTGGAGTTCGTTTTTTAATTGATAGGAACAAGGAGCTGCCTACGGCGTTTGAAATTAAGCAAGCCGATACTGTTAGTTATTCTGATGGTAATCAGCGTGGATATATTCAATTATCTGTTTTGGAGAGTCAGTTCAATCCAAAGACTGATAACAAAGAATTAATGGTTGCGGACTATTACGATGATCCTGTTGGAACAGGAGATGAACTTCAGGAAAAACCGAATGACAGTTGGATTTAAGGAGGTGGAATGATTGGCTTTACTACAAGAGCTGACGGATTATCGGAAAAAGATCATGCAAATGATTTGCAGTGATCAGGAAATTGTTGATTTGATTTTGGATAAAGAAAATTCCACCGTCCCTGATCGTTCTTTGATGTATTCCAGAGTATTTCCTTATGCTTATACACCTGATGCGACAAAGGAAACTAATACTTATGTTTGTTTTCGTATTTATGTACCAGAGGTCATGAATAAGACATTTAAGAGGATGAATATCTGCTTTTATGTTTTTTCGCATCAAGATTATATCCGAACCAGTGATGGTTTGCGTCCTGATTTGATCGCTGGACGCATTGAAGCACTGTTGAATGGTTCAATGGATTTAGGAGTTGGTCGTGTAAGTTTAGAGGGCATGGATGATATTAGTCCAGCAGAGCAATTTCATGGCGTTGCTTTGGAATATTCTGTTTCGGAATTTAATCGTCCAACAATTAATGGAAATCCGAGAGCGGGTGCTAAGTAATGATTCAGCGTCCCAATCTGTTAAAAGTTCAAGATTACCCAATTAACAATAAAATCAGTGTTCATGTACCAACGGTGGACGAGATTTTTAATTTCGGTGATCAGAAATATTACAATATGGTTCAATCCCTCACTTCTACTCCGTTTGATTTGATGGTTGAACTTGACGATATAGGGGTTGATTACGAAACGATCACGGATTATCAGCTTTTTATTCTGATGATCCAGTCCATTGCTTATGACGAGCAGGATACATCCATTCTGTTTCGTGATTTGGATTTGCGAAAGTTCAAAGAATCTGAGGACTTGAGCAACGGCGAACATATTTTGTGGGATGAAGAAAATGACATAAAAATTGACCAGTTGATTGCTTCTGAAATATGTAATGCAATTCGTAAAATTCATTTTTGGGAGGCTCCGATTGGCAAGGCTGGCAATGCTGAAGCAAAGCGGTATCTTATTGAAAGAAATCGCTTAAAGAAAAAGCGTCTTGCGAAAAAGCCATATAAATCATTTTTAGAAAACATGATCATTTCCTTGGTGAACACTGAGGAATTCAAATATGATTACGAATCCGTATTGGATTTGAGTGTGTTCAAATTAAATGCGAGTTGGAGGCAAATCCAAAAGAAGAAGCATTGGGAACAAACAATGAACGGTGCATATTTCGGTACTGTGGATTTGTCAAAGATCAATCTCGAAAAAATCAGTTGGTTGTCACCAGAATAAGTGTGACAAATATTTGAATTAAAAAAGGAGGATGCTACTATGAGTAACATTGTTGTGAACGATCTCTCCATTACCAGCTTGGAAACAATCATGTGTTTCGGCATTAATGGCGGTGTGCATCGTTTTACTTTGGATGAATTGCAGAATGCGACTATTGCTAATACTCAGGAGAACACTGCTCTGACTGGTAAGGGTGGTCGTACAATCGGTCAGCTCAAGCGTAATAAGGCTGTTACTGTTTCTGGCACTAACGGTATGGTTTCCTTGGGTCTGGTTGAAGTGAATGTCGGTGCTGAGGGCGAACACAGAACTTCTACTTCTGTTAAGGTTCCTGATTATCTGACTGTTACTGGTAATGCTGCCGCTACCAACTATAAGGCTGTCGGCACTGCTGGTAATGAAATCGGTGAGGTTATTGTCAAGAACTCTGATGGTACTATTAAGACTCGTTTGACTCAGGATGCTACTGCCTCTGCTGGTAAGTTTGCTTATGATCCTGAGACTAAGGAATTGACCTTTAATGAGGGTGAAATTGCTGACGGTACTTCTATCGTTGTTTATTACTTCCGTAATGTTGAGGGTGATGTGATCAGCAACATTTCTGATAACTATTCTGAGATGGTTGAGATGTATATTGATGCTCTGGCTGAAGATAAGTGCCATAATATTTATCATGTTCAGTTCTTCTTGCCTTATGCTGACTTCACTGGTAACTTTGATTTGGCGATGGGTGATTCTCAGACTACTCATGGCTTTGAGGCTACCAGCTTGCCTGAAACTTGTGGTAATGGTGTTACTAAGTATTGGGATATGACTGTCTTTGGCGCAGATGCCGAAGATGCTGCCTAATAAGTAGGTGATACTTATGGCAAAGAGAACAATCGCTTGCCGTGTATGCGGTAAGCAGTTTGTTCCCTGCAATAAGTCCAGTGCCTCTCTTGGTGCGTTTAATTATCACAGTATTGCTTGTAGTCCTGAATGCGGTGCGGAATATCTGCGCCGTGTTCAGGCTGCTCGTAATCAGTCTGAGCAGGAAGAAACTGCTGAGTTAGCAGGTCAGATTTCTATTAAAGAATCTGATGTTGCCAATGTGAATGTTGCTGGCGAAATTTCTGAGGATGCTAATGAGGACATTTTCGCTGATGTTCCCAAGGCGATCCGTTCCAGAAAAAATAAGCAGGAAACAAACGAGGAAGAGTGAAATTAGCGGGAGGGCTTTTGCTCTCCCCTATTTTCATATTTAGGAGCGTGATGAATATTTGTCAATTAAAATTGATTTCTGAGATACCACCTTCCGTTAATCATTATCTGGCATATAGAGCCATTATGAAAAATGGAAAACCAATGGCAATGAGTTATAAAACGCCAGATGCTATTCGGTATCAGAACAAATTTACTAAGTATGTGATTCGGCAAGTCAAAGAGCAGAAATGGCCTTTGAAACCAAATAAAACACAACATTTTTATGTGGATTGCATTTTTTATTTCCCACGAGTAGATATGGATTGCAACAACTACTTTAAATGTATGTTGGATGCTATTACAGATAGCAAAAAAGTTTGGGAAGATGATAATGTTGTGTGTGAACGAGTAAACGGAATTTTTTATGATTCTGCAAATCCACGAATTGAAATGATTATTTCACCTGTTGACTACATAGGTATTTTTAAAGACTTATCTCAATTAGAAGAATTTGAATCTAATTGCATCGGTTGTAGTAGATACAAACGAAATTGTAGTATTCTGCAAAAAGCGAAAGAAGGCAGAATTCAGGATGAAATTCAAAATGGTATTTGTCAAAAATTTAAATGTATGAAGGAGAAATGAATTATGGCAAAAATTACTCAGAAGTCTATGAATGCACTGTTAAAGGTTTATCGTAATCAGAAAACCGATGTGACTTTGCATATGACTAATCCTGAAAATCCTGAAGAAATCATTATGGAGATTTCTGTTAAGAATGAATTATCTATCGAAGATAAAGGCAACTTTGTTGACCGAGTTGTAAATGCTTGCTTTGATGCGGATGGTGATTTCATTCCTCAATATCTCGATCCTGTTTTTATGATTACTTTACTTCAGATGACAACTAATGTTCCTGTATTTGAGCGTGAAATTGAGTTAGATGATGAAAGTAAAACAACAGTTGTTGATATTGAAAAGACTTATGAATTGTGCAAGGCTATTAATCTGATTCATAATGTTAAAGATAACGCATTTCAAGCATTGGTTGCCGAGCTGCGTGGCATGACAGTAGAAAAACTGGATTATATGAAGCAGATGCGTTTCTGTGCTGAAGAGCGTATGCTTTCAAAAGCAAGAGAAGAACTTGAGAACGGTGTTGCTATGGTTGCTGCTATTGGTCAGCAGCTCAATGAAACTCTGGCGAATGCTTCTGGTTTGAATAATATGGCTGAGGCAATGAAGAATTTCGATTATGATAAAATGGTCGATTCTGTTTTAAGTCATAAATAACAAGATTTGCAAGAATATATTGACTTTATGAACTATACCATGTATAATGTTTCTAAAGGAGGCATTGTATTATGGCTTTGATTAATTGTCCCGAATGTGGCAAACAAATTAGTGATAAGGCTCCTGCTTGTATTCATTGTGGTTATCCTATTCAAACAGAACAAACCGTTTCAACATCAATATCTAATTCAAAAAAGGTAGCTATTCCAAGTTTTAGTGAGTTTTCACAACAAAAAATTCCGGCAATTAAAGTTGTCCGTGAAGTGACAGGGTTGGGACTTGCGGAGGCAAAAGAATTTGTTGAACAGTCTGCTCCCTATATCATTGTCAAAGACGAATTAAGTCAGAATCAGGCGAATTTGATTGCTCAGAAATTTCAGGCAGTTAATGTAGATGCGAGGATATATGATTCTGATGCTCCTGTTAATTTTGCAAGTCCCGCTAAAGATAAAGATATTATCTGTTGTCCTGAATGTGGATCGACAGAATATCATGCTGGTGCAAGAGGGTTTAGCATTGTAACAGGTTTTATTGGAAGTGGTAAAACAGTATTGACTTGTTTACGGTGTGGGCATCGTTGGAAGCCCGGAAAATGAATAATGAAATAAGAAAGGACGAGGGTTTATGCCCTCGTCTTTTTTGTTATGGGGGTGCTGTATGTCATTAGCTAAGATTTTGAATAATCTTGATATAACAAAAGTAAAAGCCCCATCTGGATTGACTTATGGGCAAGAATTGGTGGATGCGGCAAATTTGTTATCTAATTGCATACAAAGCAAAATCCATCAAAGAACAATGCAACATTCGATTTCTACTGCTGATTTAGCAGATATTAAAGTTGAAGGTAATCGAATGAGTATTACATTAAAAATTGAGAATTCAATTCGTCCATCTATTTTCAAAAAGTGGAATAAAAGTGATGCAAATGTATTTTGGCTATTGAATGATGGTTATGTTGTTAAAAAGAATGTCTGGTTTAAGAATATTCCGAATTTTGGCTATCGGCAAGCATCGAACTGGATCGCTGATGGTATTCGAGATTTTAATTCCAAAAACAAACTTGGATTACAACTATCAGAACAAAAGAATGTAATTAGGCCACTTTTATATTATGGACGAGTATATTAATGAACAGTTCCTCCCTCTAAATAGAGGGAGGTTTTATTATTTTATAGGAGGTGAAAATAAATGGCTGCTGATGGTTTGATTGTATTGGGGTTGGATGTAAGCCAAACTCAAGCTAATATTCAAGCCGAACTTGACGGTATTTTAAATAGCACAAAGACCAGAAAAATCATTCTCAAGACTGCAATCGAAAAAGCAGAAACAGAAAAAGAAATTGATGCTGTTGTTGCGAAAATTAACAAGAAAACAGTCAAGATGGGCGTTGAAGTTGACGCAAAAAGTGTAAATAGCATTTTAGCAGCACAACAGAAAATTGCCTCCACTCAAGCAAAATTAAATTCTCAAATGCAAGAGTATCGAAACATTGCCAAAGATATTGGCATAACATTGAACAAAGATACTTGGAATGCGTTTAATCATGCTGTTTCTTCTGGCGATTTTACAAAGGCAAATGAAATTTTGCGATCTGCTAAAAAGCAAATCGAAGAATATAATGCTGCCGTTAAAAAGATGAATGCGGACACTTCTGTATCAAGAAGTGTCTCTTCTATTGTGGAGCAATTTAGTAAACTCAAGGATGTAAGTGCTGAAACGCAAAAACGAGTAAACTTGTTAAAAGCAAATTTAGCACAATTTGAGAATGCTGATAATACTCAAAAGAAACTGTCGGCTTATAAGCGTCTGCAAACAATGATTGAAAGTTTGAATGCTGAACTTAAAAATTTAGGATCAGCAGAAAAAACACAATCTGGTGATTTAGGTATTAAAAAGAAGATTGAGGATGCTCGTTCTTCTTTAGAGATTTTTAAAATCAAATATGACAGCATTGGGGATAGTGCGGCTGCTCAAAAAGTAACTAAAGCGATTACTGAATTGGATGCAGCTCTTGAAAAGGTAGATGCTGATGCTACTGGTGGTAAATTAAAAAAGCAATGGGATTCCGTTTCCATAGCCGTAGATAATGCAAAACGAGCGGTTTCCGAATATAACGCAACATATGGTGTAAAATCAGAGAACTTAAATTTACTGTCAGGTATTTCTTCTCAGGCTGATAGTTTATTTGCGTCTGTATCTAATTCTGGAATGTCTGGTTCTGGTATTGATGCTTTAAAAGAAAAGCTGCGTTTGGCGGCTGATGAAGCTAAAGCATTGAAAGCCGAATTAGATAAGACTGCAACTACGGATCAGAATTATCAATCTTTAATTGATCGTATTGCAGCTCTTAATAAACAATTCCAGCAAACAAAAAAAGATGCTAAGGTCTTTGAAGATGTAAATGCTATTGAACAGTTCAGAACCAGTATTGAAAAAGCCCGTCAAAAAGTTGCAGAGTATGATAAGACATATAGTGCAATCAAGGGAAATCCTGCGCTGGTACAAAATCTGAATGATCTTAAAGCAAAATTAGAGGCTGTTTCTACTCCATCGCAATTCAAGGCATGGAATACAGAATTTGAACAATTTAATACAAAAGTCAAAGAAGCAGGACTGCATACACAATCATTAGGAGATAAATTAAAAACTGCATTCAAGAATTTTGCATCATTCTTTAGTGCCAGTAGATTAATGTATCAGGCATTCAGTGAACTTAAACAAATGATTTCAAATGTCAAAGATTTAGATGCGGCAATGATCAATTTGAAAAAAGTCACTGATGAAACCGATGCCTCTTACGATAGATTTTTGACCAGAGCAACCGCCAAAGCAAAAGAGTTAGGCACAACCGTTGTTGATCTGGTTGATGCCACTACAAACTTTAGCCGATTGGGTTTCTCTTTGAGTGAGGCTGAGGAACTTGGTCAGCTTGCTACGATTTATGCTAATGTCGGTGACTTGAGTAGTATTGATGATGCTACAAATAGCATGATTTCTACCATGAAGGGCTTTGGCATTGAGGCAGAAAATGCGTCCGCTATTCTGGATAAATTCAACGAGGTTGGCAACAACTTTGCAATTTCCAGTGGAGATATTGGTGAGGCATTACAACGCTCCGCTTCTTCGATGGCTGCGGCTAACAATACCATTGATGAAACTATTGCACTGATTACTGCCGCTAATACAGTCGTTCAGGATGCTACCAGTGTTGGTACGGCGTTTAAGACGATCTCCATGCGTATCCGTGGTGCGACTACGGAAATGGAACAAGCTGGTCTTGATATGGAGGGAATGGCTGATTCTACCGCAACATTGCGTAAAGAAATCATGGCATTGTCTGGCGTTGATATTATGATAGATGATGATACATTTAAATCTACCTATCAAATCATCGAAGAACTTGCCGCAAAATGGGGCGAATTGACAGACATTCAACAGGCAAGCATTACCGAGTTGATTGCTGGTAAGCGTCAGGGCAATATCATTTCTGCTGTCATGGAGAACTTTGATATTGCACAAGATGCTTTGAATTCTTCTCTGGAATCTGCTGGTTCTGCCATGAAAGAATACAATACCTACTTAGAGGGTATTGAAGCTAAGACAAATCAGTTTAAGGCAGCATTTGAGGCTTTGTCTTTGACTGTTTTCAATAGTGACTTCTTAAAGGGAATTATTGAGTTTGGTACTGGTGCTATTACTGTTTTAGATGGAATTATCGAAAAACTTGGAGGAATGGGCAATGCTTTAATGCTTGTTGCGTCTGCTTTAGTGTTTTTGAATTTAAAATCTGCAACTGCGCTTTTTACAAGATTATTTAATGTGATTTCAAGCGGTTTTGGTATTATTCCAAAACTTAAAAGTATGTTTGAAACCTTAGCTTTGGCTTGGATGGAAGGTAAAAGTGCTGGTGGAGGTTTTATAACAACACTGAAAGGTGCGGCAACTGCTTTAACTGGTACAGCAAGTGCTGCTACAATTGCAACAGGTGCTATTACAGCCGTTGTAGCGGTTATAGGTATTGCTATTGCAATATACCAGAATTACAAGCAGAAAATTGAAGAAGCAAGACAGGCAGCAGAAGATGCGGCAAATTCTCATAATGAATTAGCTGCATCTATGGATGAATATAAAACAAAAATTATTTCTTTGAGAGAGGAACTTGACAAAGGTAATCTTTCTGAAGAAGAAGCATATAACAAGCGCAAAGAATTGATTTCAATTCAAGATGAATTAATTTCTCGATTTGGTAAAGAAGCAGAAGGAATTAGCTTAGTTACAGGAGAAATTAACAATCAGATTGATGCGATTAATAATTTATCAAAAGCTAATTGGAATGATTACAAGAAAGAAAATTGGGATGCAATTCAAAGAGCGCAAGATATGTTCTTAAATTTTGATCCAAAAGATTTAGATTTTTGGAATGAAGATATTTTTGGCAGAATCACAATTGAATTGCCTTCAACAAATGATATTCAAAAAGGAATTAATGATTTAAATCTTGATATTGTTCCAAAAGATTTTAGTGATCATTTTGTTCGAGAAGTAGAAAGCGCAGTAGATGGAATTGATTTCCCTGATATGTTGGGAGATAATTTTGCATGGGATGCTGGCGATATGTCCATTTATGAAATTCTGGATGTTTATAATACTTTATTTGAAACGACAGAAAGATTGGGCAAACAGTATTTTGGTGAAAATTACGAACAATATGTAGGAGGAATGCTGAGTTCGTATTCTGAACAAATCAATGAAATTAATACTGCCATAGATGAAAATAGAGAAATCTTTGATACTTATGTTGAAGGGCTTTTGCTATATGATGAAACATATAGTGAAGTTTATGGTAAAGTTTTAGCCGCACAAAAAGAGTATCAAGACGCTTTATTGAGTGGCGATGAAGAAGCTGCCGCAGCCGCAGTTGTCAAAATGAGCGAGGCACAAGTGGCTTGGGCAAATGCTGGTTGGAGTAATGAAGCTGTTAATCTGTATATGCAAGACTTCTTTGATAAGTTTACAGAACAGTCAAAAAACTACCAGTTTGAGGTAGAACTGAAAGCAATTCTTGCCGATCCTGATGATACTTTTGGCAACTATATCAAAGATACAGTAGATAAGTTCAAGGATGAAAACGGAAAAGTAGACTTGTATGAAGTTCTTAATACTGGAATTGAATATGATCAAAATCCAAATAAGAATAGCCGCAGACATACTCTTCCAGACGATCAACAAGCATATGTGGGATTGAAATTTGCCGCAGACGAATATGGAGTTAGCGTCGAGCAATTATTAGTATTGCTTAATAAATTGGGTTATATTGAATTAGAAAATGCAGATGTGGCTCAAGAAACTGCACGAACATATTTCGATTCTATTGCTCAAATTCGAAAAAGTTACGATTCGTTGAAATCTGCTACTGAAAATGCAGTAGATGCACAAGTTGTAATGAAGGGTATTTTTGCAGATAATACTCATTTGAGTGAAGATGCTTATAATGCGCTTGTTACTTTGGCTGGCGGTGAAACAAATCTTGCCGGGTGTATTGATACAACAAATGGATATTTGGTAACAAATGCAGAGGGTTTGCAAAATGTTGTTAAGGCTTCTGAAGAGGCATTGATGACAGATTTGAAATTGGCACAATCACATGAAAAATTGAATTATCATGAATTGGTTGGTCAACTGCACGATGTTACGAATGGTGTTGAGGATTATGATGACGCAACTCTGAATACAATCAGCACCATTCTTGACCAGATTGATGTAACAAAACAGCAGATTGCTCAGTATAAAATATTAGAACAGCAGTTGCTTGGTGTAACTAACGCATTTACAGAAATGGAAAATGCACAGCAAATTGACGAAGCTGCTGATTATACTGATGATTTGGCAGAAATGATTCAAACTCTGTTTGATTCTTATGCAAACAACGAGTTTGGTACAGAAACATTCTGGACTGCTTTTAAGGCTTTAGTTCCAGAGGATATTTATGGACAGTTTGAAGATGCGGGAGATCAGATTGAGGCTGGTTGGGATTATCTGAACAATGTTTTGTCCAGATATTATAGTTCTGATGATGGGAATATTTCTATCAACTTTGATAATATCAAAAACTTTGTTACAGATGGATTGAATACGGCATTCGGGAATTCTACTGTATTTACTGGTACTTTAGAGAACTTTGAGTTAAATCCACAGATTAACACACTTGAAGAATTTGCTGAGGCAATGAATCTGACAACAACAGAGGCATTTGCTTTAGGTAATGCTATTTCTAAGTATTCTGCTGACCATGAAGATTTCTTGAGCGATCTTGAGGTCGAAACACTGGAAAATCAAATTTATGCTTGCGATCAGGCAATGGCTGAATTGCTTGAAAAGCAAACAGAATTAGGTAAAGCTGGAAAAGTTGGTACAGATGAATGGAATACACTCCAAGCAGAAATTGATGAAACAAAAGCAAAGATGGACGAACTTCGTACATCTGCGAGAGAAAATATTTCTGCTCATATTACAATTGATGAAGAAATTCTTGAAAAACAAAAAGAAGTTGACGGTCTGAAAGCAGATTTAGAAACTTTGGATGAAACAGATGCAGAATATGAAGCTACCATGACCAACTATACTGATGCACAAAATGAGTTGGCAACTTTGCTTCAACAAAAGTATGATTTAGAGGCTCCAACTGAATTAACTATTCAAGTTGCTTTAGAGCAAGTTCAATCTGAAATTACTGCAACACAAACAGAACTTGATAAAATTGCTGAGTTTGATGGAAAGACATATACCGCTAAGGCCGGTGTTGAACAGTCCGAAGTTGATGACCTTGTAAATAAAATTTCTGAATTGGAAAATGAGCAATCTCAGATTATGATTTACGCTGGAATTGACGATGAAAGCGTATTGACAAGTCTGGAAACGATTCAAAATTTTGTTATTGATGATAAGGGATTCAATGTAACATTTGATAATTACAAGACCACACGAGATCGGCTTGTTGATGTTCAAAATGTTCTTGCGGGGATTAAAAGTAAGACTATTTATGTAACTACGGTTACAAGAACGCAATCGTCAAGAGCAACTGGAACTGCTGTGGTTTCTGGTAATGCTTATGAAAGTGGTAGCTGGGGAACTCCTACTGATGAAAAAGACGCATTAGTTGGTGAACTTGGTGAAGAATTAGTTGTTGATCCACGAACAGGAACATATCAGACAGTTGGTACTAATGGTGCTGAATTTGTTGATTTACCAAAGGGCGCAATTGTATTTAATCATCAACAAACAAAAGAAATTCTGAAAAATCGCAGGATCAATAGTCGTGGTATTGCATATGCACAAGGCAATGCACATTTTACATTCCTTGATCGTACATATAGTCTTGGAAAAGATAGTGTTCCAAATAGCACAAAAAATTCAAATGTCAATGTCAATGTAAATGTAAGCGGAGATATTGATCTTGAGGAACAACTTAAAGAAACCCTTGATGCAATGGATGAAGAGATTAGTAAAATTATCGCTTCATACGAACATGATATATTCCTCCTTGAAAAGAATAATGGAAGTGCTGATGAAATTGTTGCAATTTATAAGAAAATGCAACAAGAAGTTCATAATCAAGCAGAGGAATATCGCAAATTAGGTCTTAGCGAAAATTCTGAATATATTATGGACTTGCAGAAACAGTGGTGGGATTATCAAGATTCTATCAAAGAGGTTATTGTGGCTGCATATGAAGATATTACATCTGAATATGAAAATGCTATTACATTAACTGAAAATTGGTTGAATCAAGCTATTGAATCTGCAAACTATTCCGATATTTCAAGATATACTAATGATATTATTGGTTATTATCGGGATATGCAAGACACTATCCATGATGAAGCTGAATACTATCGTTCTTTAGGTTATTCTGAAACCAGTGACGAAGTTAGTCAGCTTTCAGATTTGTGGTGGGATTATCAGGACGCTATTGTAAATGCAACAAAAGATGCTTGGCAACAAGTAGTTGATAACGCAAATGATGCTCTGGATAGTATTCAGGGTATGTATGACTCTTTGAAAGATGCCGCTCAGGAATATGCCGAGTACGGAAGTATAACGGTAGATACTTTGCAGGATATTCTTTCCTATGGCGTTGAAAATCTTGCTTATTTGCAGGACGAGAACGGTCAATTAGTTATCAATGAGGAAAATATTCAGAGAGTAATTGCCGCCAGAACTCAGCAAATGGCAATTGAAACCGCTTTGAATTATATCCAGCAACTTAGAACGGCATTGACAAATAATGATACTGTTGCACTTCTTAATCTGACAACAGCAACAAGTGCGGCAGCATCAAGCACATGGGATTTAGTCTATGCGCAGTTGCAATTGCTTGGTTTGAGTGATGATCAGTATAACAACGCATTGCAGCGTATCAATGTAATGCGAAGTTTGGCTGATTCGGCAGTGACCAGTATTGGTCGTATTGATACCTCTGCAAAAGAGGCTTTGGAGGAAACATCTACTGCGCTTGAAAATTTGCTCAAATATGTTGAGGAAATGATTAAGCAAGAGGTTGAAAACCAAATCTCTGCATTAGAGGATCAGATTGACAAATACCGTGAAATCGTTGATTTACAGAAAGAGTCTTTGGACTTAGAGCGTGAAAAAGATAAGTACACCAAGGATGTTACTGAAAAGACGAAATCTATTGCCGAACTGCAAGCACGAATTGCGATGCTGGATTTGGATGACAGCCGTGAGGCTCAAGCAGAAAAGCGTAAACTTCAGGAACAATTAGCTGAGGAACAGGCTGATTTGGCTGAAACTCAGGCAGATCATGCTTATGAGGCTACAAGCGATATGCTCGACAATATGGCTGATGCCTATGAAAAGGAAAAGCAGAAGGAGATTGAAATCCTTGAGGACTCTATTTCTTCAGCTGAGAAAATCTACCAGTTGGCAATTGACAGGATCAATAATCATTGGGACACTCTTTATGATGATTTGATCAATTGGAACTACCAGTACGGCAATACTGTACAATCTGAATTGATTTCTGCTTGGAATGCGGCATCTGGCGCAGTTCAGCAGTATGGTAGTTATTTAAACGCTGTGGCGGCTACTCAGGCGCAGATCGCAGCCTTTGATGCAAGTAGTGGATTTACTACCGTTGGTACTACTGGCAGTTATGACACCAGTGGCGGTCAAACTATGAGCCGTATCAAAGAGATTGTTGCTCAGATGAAGGCAAACTCTCAGGCTCACCATAATGCAAGCACAGAAGAAAAGGCAAGACTAAACCGAGAAAATCTTGATCTTGGTGAGGAATTGCAAAGACTGATTGGACGCACCGTTGTTCGTGGCGATGATGGTGTTTGGTATTTGGATAAGGTCGGCGGCGCACAGCTTTACTCTACTTATCCGTACAGCACATATCATACTGGCGGTATTGTTGGTGATGATGCAACGCCGAAGCAGGACGAAATGTTTGCTCTGCTCAAAAAGCGTGAGGCTGTATTTACTGAGCCACAGCAGGAAGTTGTTTATCGTGTATTGAAAGCTGATGAAACCATTGCTGGCAAACTTGGCATTAGTGGTGGTCTGTATCACAGTATGAATGGCAGTGGATATGCAGAAATGCAATCCCATAATGCTGTTATGCGTGATATGCAACAAGCACAAGCTGCGTCTGGTGGCAATCATGTGTCACAGAGCATTGGCGATGTGACAGTGCCAGTTCATGTGATGGTTACTGAAAAGCTGGATAAGAGCGATATTCAGCGGTTGAGCCGAGAGATCGGTAATATCGCTGGTGAAGAAATTGCTGGTTCTTTTATTAGGGCTGGCAAGGGGACTTTAAGAGGAAGCAGATTAAGACCATAAGGGAGGGGCTATATGCCCTTCCCTTTCATCATAATGAAAGGAGGTTGATTGTTTGGTTATTGATTTTAGCAAAATTGATATGAGAAATCGTCCAAAGTTTATTTTGAGAAATTTAGACGGAACTCCTATCGGTTATTTAGGTCATATTTTAGAACCGAATGCAAGATTTTGCTATACTGAGGTTTCTGAATTGAATTTTAAATATCCATCTGCTGACAATGGAGAAAAACTGGACGAATACGATCTTCTGACAAGTATGAGGGTCATTGATGTTGAAGGATATGGTCAATTCCTTTTACAAAGTCCTGTTGAAAATAATGATACGGTTGTCAAAATAAAATCCTGTAAGGCATATTCTTTGGAATATGAATTAGTGGGAAAGAAAATTACACTGGAAGAAGGTACTTATAATTTCTGGAATCCTCTTGCTCCCGATGGGACAATTATGGGAATTATTCTTTCTGAACTTCCATCTTGGTCAATTGGAACAGTTTCAAGTGATTTAATTGGTAAGTATCGTACTTATAGTGCCGACAACCAATCTGTATATGATTTTATGAAATCGAAATTACAGGAGTCTTATGACTGTATTTTTGATTTTGATACATATAATCGAACCATCAATGTAAAAAGTCTTTCTGATTCTTTTTCAACGAAAGCAGTGTATTTATCTGCAAGAAATCTTTTAGATGAAATTGAGGTTGAAGAAAATGCAAATGAACTTGTGACCGCATTAGATGTTCATGGTGCTGATGATTTAGATATTCGAACTGTTAATCCTATGGGTACGAATAAAATCTATAATTTAGATGCGTACATGAACCAGTCTTATTTCTCAGATGAAATGATTGTTCAATGGGAAAAGTGGAAACAAACTTTTGATGCGTATCAGCAAACATATTTTGATATATCTGTTGAACAGAATATGCTAATTAGCAGTCTTGTTACGGAAAATGCTGTACTTGCCGATTTGGAAGGCGAACTTTCTGGATTGGAGAGTAAGAAAGCAACTTTAGTACAAGGCGTTGCAATGGATAGCTCTCTGCAAGATGATTTAGATACGGTCAAATCCGAGATTTCTGCCAAAGAAAGAGAAATCAATAATCAGAAGAAAACAGTGATTGCTCCTATTGAGAATAAGATTACTGCTCTGACAAATCAACTGAAAAACATCAATCAATTGACTGCGTTTTCTGCCTTTTTTAGCGAAGAACAGATTGCGGTTCTGGATCGTTATTTTAAGTGTGGTAGTTTAACTGATTCTACATTTGCTGTTACGAATACCGATAGTTATTCTACTGATGGTACTACGGTACGAGGTTTGACTTCAATTTTCAATCTTGTAAGTTTAAATGAAATTAGAGAAACAGAATATACATCCGACAAAACTTTTTATTCTGTTCGTGGTGGTATGATTGAAACAAGTCATTCCAGTTTGTCATTAGATGCAGAAATCGTGCGAGGTACATTGGAAGTCAATAGTGACAATACTTTCGTCCTTTCTTTGTATTTAAATGACGGTAAGTTGAATAACAGTACAACATTCTCTGGTGCAACATTGTCTATGACTGGTACTTTAGGCGCAAATGTTATGGAGTCCGATAGTGCATTGCAGTTTAAGACTTCTACTGCAAATGCGTATTTTACCAGAAATGTAACAGAGTATCAGAAACAATCTGTTGCTCTGGAATTATATGATTACGCAGATCAATATCTGAAAAAGGCTTCTCAGCCAACATATTATTTTTCTGTTGATAGCGGAAATTTCTTTGCGCTTGACGATTTTGTTGAATTTGCAAAGCAATTTTCTCTTGGCGAAAGACTGTATCTTCACTTAAATGAGAATGTTTATGAACCATATGTCCTTGCTGTATCTGTTGATTTTGATGATTTAACAGACTTTTCTATTGAATTTAACGAGTATTTTCAAGCTAAAGAAGGTGTTATGGATATTCGTCAAATTCTTGAGCAAGCCGTTTCCAGTAGTAATTCTCTGGATTTTAATCAGTATCTTTACAGCAGCTTTGTAAGTAGTGGTGCAAAAACATCAGTTGAGCAGTTTATGAAGTCTGCCATTGACGCTATGAAAAATAATATCATGGCTGGTGAAAATAATGAACTTGTGATTGATGGTACTGGCTTACGCTGTATGAAATATGACGAGGCAAGCGGTACATACAGTCCAAAGCAAATTTGGATGGCTCACAACGCCATCATGTTTACAGAGGATAATTGGGAGAGCGCAACAATTGGTATCGGTGAGTTTACTGATAAAAACTTTGGCACTCTTTATGGCATCGTCCTCCCTGCCCTTGTTGGTACGCTGTTGGCTGGTCAAAATCTGATCATCGAGAGTGAAAAACAAGACGGTGGCGTTGCCGTGTTTAAGATGGACGCTGAAGGTGCTTCTTTGCATAATGCTTCGTTCAACCTTTATGGTTCGACTGGCGGCAGAATTGATATGGGAGCAATTTTAGGTCTTGTTGGTGGTAATGATCCAGATAATATGTTTGTCTATGATAATTTTAATAATCCTATTGGTGTGAAAACTGCAAACAATGAGTCTGTGACAAAGGTTGATGATTTGGATGTAAATGATACTCCAAATGCAAACTTCTGGCTGGATATGGATGGTGGTCTTTATATCAAGGGTGTTATTGATGCTGTTGGTGGTATTTTTCGTGGTTCTTTGGAAGTCGGAGGTTCTACTGCGTTCCGTGTTGACGCACAGGGTAATTTGAAGATTGGCGGCACAGACACAAATCCAAATTTCTCTGTTGATGCAAATGGTAATCTGGTAGCAAATAGCGGTACTTTCAAAGGCACTGTTTATGGTGCAACTTATAAAGACAATAACGGCAATATCATGATGAACAGTAGTCAGCAGTTTAAGTCTGATTACCTTAGTCTGAATGGCATTAATGTCGGTAACGGTCAATTTGTTGTTGACTCTGCTGGCAATGTTTCTGTGAGCGGCAGCATTAAGATGGGTGCAGGATCGAGCATCAATTGGGCGCAAGTCACAGAACAAAATGCTACTATGAGTCTTGCTTATATTCAGGCAAATAATGCTTTTAACTATGCTGGTGTGGCATATGATGAAGCTGGTAATGCCTACGATCTGGCTCTTGATGCTTATGACGCTGCGGATTACGCCTATGATCTTGCGTATGAAAACCGCATTACCGATAAGAAAGTATTTGATGTATTGACTGGCGGTGGCACGAGATTCGGTATCTTTAGTGATTCATCGTCCAGCAGACTTTACATTAATGCAAACTATATTCGCTCAGGTACAATTGATGCTGATATTGTTACACTTGGTAGCGGTTGGGGTGGTTTTGCGTGTGCGAGAGGCAGTACAGGTATTAGTGTAACCTATGGTGCGAAGGTGTATGGTTCTGATGAAGATTACTATTTTATCGCAACTAACGCTGGTGTTCGTATGCAAGCCCCGGATAATGGTATTACGATTACGAACAATGTTATTTCCGCAAGTGAGGAAATTACGGTTGGTTCGGATCGAAGAATAAAAAATTCCATATCTTACGACATGGATAAATACATCGGTTTCTTTATGTCCTTGAAGCCGAGTTTCTATCGGTTTAATAAAGGAAGCAGTCAAAGATTCCATATTGGTTTTATTGCTCAAGATGTTGAAGAAGCGTTGTTAAATAACGGATTGAAAACCAGTGATTTTGCTGGATTTGTTCGTTGCGCTGGCGCACATGATGTTCATGATCAATATCTGGATCAGTGTTATTTGAGATATGCAGATTTTATCTCTTTGAACACATATATGATTCAAAAGTTATATCGTGAAATTGAACAGTTAAAAGAAAAACTAAATCAATGTATGAAGGAGAATGACAATGGTTAAAAATGATGTTCTGCAAAGAATTGATGCTGTTTGTAAGACTTTGGATGGCGGCATTGCAGTAAGCGGCGCACAAAACGCTGGCAATCTTGCTGGATGTTTTGCCATATTGCAGGAAACTTTTGCTATTTTGAATAATTGCGAGATTATTGAAAAGAAGGAAACTGAATCTGACAGCAAGGAAGATTAAAATGTATAAGCGGAGGTGAGTGGATGGGTTTTATTGCTAAAAACTTTTCATTTAATCGCATCCCCTGTACTGAATTTGGATTGCGGATTTATGATATTGATGGAAATACAAATGAAGCTACTCCCTTTGCAAGTACAGGTAAATTGATGACTGATGTAATTCCGTCCACTGGACGGACTTTTTTATATGGTCGTTCTTTTGACGAACCGTTGGAATTTAAACTGGTTTTCGGTCTTGATCCATTGATGCTCAAGATGGATGAACATTTAGATCGTTTTGAAATGGACGCAATCGCAAACTGGTTGACAGGTCACGACACATATAAATGGCTTGAAATTGAACAGCCAGATATGGAAACAATTCGTTATCACTGTATCATCAGTGAGTTGGAGCCTATTCAACTTTCTTGGCTGCCGTGGGCTTTTACCGCAACAGTGGTATGTGATTCTCCCTATGGATACACATTTCCACGAAAGTTCAGTTACTCTTGTGTGAATGAAACAGAAATAAAGTTAGTCAGTCGATCTACAATCAATAAGCTGTATTATCCTAAGCTGGATATTACATTAAATGGCAGTAACACAATTTCGATTATTAATCAATCGTGCAATAATGCGGAGCTGCGTTTTGAAAACTTACCAAAGGATTATTTCTTGACAATTTCAGTGGATAACGAACTTGGGAAAATTGTTTCGTCTGATCCTACATATGTGAATATGTATCAGTATTGCAATTTTTCATGGTTGCCATTGAAAAAAGGATTGAACAAACTGCTCGTCAAAGGCAGTTGTCTTTTGGATTTCAAATGCGAGTTTCCCGTGAACTTTGGAGGGTGATTGTTATGCGGCATGATGTTTATTCTCTGCCAGAAGTCATGTTTGTTGCAGGACAATCAAACACGCTTCGTTGGCGGTTATTTACGGAACAGAATGTTCCTTTCAATGCAGAAGGTTGCACAGGCAATTTTGCACTTGTGGACTATTCTGATAAATATACTGACGAACCAGTAGTTTCAAAGTCTTTGACATTTTCTATTGGAGATGATGAAACTGGCGCAAAAAATATTGCGACTGTTGAATTATTACCAAATGATACTTTAGGACTATCTGGTAAATATATTTACCAAATCACGATCAAAGATGTTGATGGTGAAGTTGAAATCCCAAATCAGGGTATTTTCAATATTTTCCGCAATATCAATGAGAGTTTTTTGAAATAACAACAAATGCAAGAATTAAAGATTGGAGGATGAAAGCGTATGACTTCTACATACTTTTTAAACTGTATCATGGGCAATGTTTTCAAAACAAAGCTGAGTCCTACATTGCCTGAGAAAGTTTATCTTGGTTTGAGTTCTACTGCTCCGAGTGTTGATGGAACTGGTGTTACCGAGCCTTCGGATTCCGCTGGTTACTCTCGTGTCGAGTTGACCACTTTGGGCGAACCTGTTAATGGTGTGATTTCAAACAATTCTGATGTTTCTTTTCCTGAAAGTTCTGCAAGTTGGGGAACTATGACTCACTTCGTTTTGTACGATGATATTGTCGATGGCAACTTGCTTATGTTTGAGGCTTTGACACAATCTCGTAGTGTTGAAACCGCAACAATTGTTACTGTCAAGAGCGGCGGTTTGAAACTGACTTTGGCAAACAAGGATTCTTAATACAAAATCAAAATAGAAAGTAGGTGAGAAAGTTGCAAACATTTGATGTTTATTTAAAGAAACGACTCACCGAAATTGATGTTATTATTTCGCAACTGGTACAGAGAGATACATTTACGCTTTATAATTATCTCTATTTGCTCTGTTCGTTGTCTGAATTAGAATTGCTGAAAATCATTACTGGCGAAGCGAGTATAGAACTGGATGCAAGAATTCTTTATTTGGAAGAACGAGTACATGAGTATATGAACAGTGAAATGTATCTGAGTGCGATGGCTGATTTTTCAAGCCAAGTAACAACTGGTGGAAGTACGGAAATGGTTTTATCTGCTGATGCAGTTGATGCAATCATGAAAGATTTAATTAGCAGTGAATCTGTTCTGGAAATTTCCGTAGACCCACTGGATTATTATATCGCTCATTCATTCGGCACAGTGGATTTCGATATGATGTTAGTAGCAGATCAGCTTGAGTTCTTGAAGGAAGGATTTGAAAAGTTCGACAGCAAAATGTATCTATTTGCAGAATCAGAATTTGCAAGCAGTAAGGTCGCAGAGTTGAATGGTTTAGATATGGTGTTATATACTGATCCGATTGGATTATTTTATTTGGCATCTGTATCTGGTCAAACAGAAATGTATTTGTCTGCTGATCCAATTGATGATTATCTGTTGGAAAAAATCTTGCATGATTTAGATGTCATGACTTATTTATCTGCATCTATTGATTCTATTTTGCATTTGGAGAAATTTACTTCGAGTGAAAACATTCTTCATGCATTTGCGAATATGACAGAAGTTTTGATTGGTATTATCTATCCATCCGAAAGCACAATGGTTTTATCTTGTGAGGCAAGCACAGGAATGAGGCGTTATCGTTTTGTTAGTGAGATGGATGATTTTACAGTATCCGAGTTTGACAATATGACTTTGCATGAACTTGATTTTATAACAATTGCGTAAGCATTGCAGAACTTTAATAAGAAGGTGGTGATTAGATGGTAAGAAAACAAGGCGGCTTAATTACAGGAATTCAGGCGAATGAAAATGTTGTGGATAAGTGTATTGCTGAGATTCGCAGGGTTGAACCTACTTCTTTGGCAGATAAGTTATTCCATATCACAATTAAGACTGACGCTTATAAACGATTCACTATGAATGGTTTTACTTACACCACCGATGGCAATGGCAATTTTACGAGTATTGCAATTGCCAGTCGTACAACTCCCGAAATTACTGATTTGCGTTTCGAGAGCGATCTTGACGAATGTGTTCTCTGCTTTATCTATTAAGGCGGTGATCACATATGTCTGGTGTAGTTGGTGGTTTTTATTCTGGCGTTTTCTATCCAAGTGATAGCCCTTTGTATGATCCAACTGGAAGTGGCGATATTGAAATTATTGCCGGAGATTGCTTTGCACCAGTTGGGCAGCCTGAAAATTATCGGGGATTTCTTTACCAAACCGCTACATTATTAGCTGACAGTTATTTGTATGCTTAGTATGAAAGGCGGTGGAATAATTGGCTGATTTTGTTTATGAGAAATTAAGAGCAGGAACTACACAGAACGATTCTGACTCTGGTTCCGAAGTTGCTCGTAAATTCAATGACAATTTTGAAAAAGTGGCAGAAAAGTTTACAGAGATCAGCGAAAAATTGGCAAGTGGTTTAAGTATTTCAGTGAATGGTACTGTTCTGCAAGCCAATAGTGAAGGAATTGTCGAGTTGCCGCTTGTCAGTCCAACACAAGCTGGTCTTGTCCAATCCAGCGATGGAGAGGACGCTATTGTGGCTGATGAAAACAATGGTACTATGAAAGTGGCTTCATTGAACGTCAGCAAGTTAATTGAAAATGACGATGTTATTTTTATTTTAGATGGCGGGAATTCTGTGGAACCTACCGCCGATACAAGCAATTAAATTTAAAGGGGGTATTTGACTTATGGCTGAAAAACTCTTTAAAACACGCATTCAAGTAAGACGTGATACAACAGCTAATTGGTTGCTGAATAAAGATGTTATCCCAGCCGAAGGTGAGCCTTGCTTAGATTTAGATACTGGCCTTGTCAAATACGGTAACGGAACGGATACTTATGAAAATCTTCCTGTTGCTGGTGGCATGGCTGCAACTCATTATGAGGGGATCAAGCAAGATGGTGAAACCGATGATGCTGTGATTGAGCGTGTTCTTACTGGTTTGAGTGTTACGGCAAATAAAGATGATATTTTTATTGTCAAAACTTTAATTGCTGGAACAAAATACTCTTATACTGCTTATGTATACAATGGCAATGCATGGGCAGCTATGGACGGAAATTATAATGCAACGAATGTATATTTCGATCAGGATTTACTTACTACGGTTCCTGTTGGAAATGTTACACTGCAAAATGGTCAAGCTACCATTCCTGTGACTGGAATGAACATTATTGAGGCATGGAATGAAATTCATGTTTCTGAGGACAAGGATTTTAACGTGGTGAAACCTACGGTTTCTGTGAGCGGAAGCGTGAAATATGTTGAGGTTGGTAGCTCTGCATCTCAGGATGTGACTGTTACATATGAAGATGGTAGTTATGAGTACGGCTATACTACTGAGACTGGCGAGGAAGGTCAAACAGCAACCGCTACCACAAATGACGGAACTACTGGTGCTGATGTAACTGGTTATGCTTTGACAGATGGTACAAACGCAATTGAGCCTAAAGAAGTCGGCGGTAATGTATTTACTGTTGATTCTGGCGTAAAAACAGATCGTGCAACTATGTCTGTTAAGGGTTCTGCAACCTATGATGATGGTTATATTCCTGTTTCAAATCTGAAGAAGATGTATCCTGCTAAAGCAATTGCTGCTGGCACTACCGCAGAGGTTACGAAGGAATTGTTCAGATGGTATGTGCCAATGTATTATGGCTTTAAGTATGACGGAGCATTGGTTGCTGATCCTGCCAACATTACAGAAGCAGAAATTAAATCCTTGGCTGTTGTTAAGGATGCAACCGCATACAACAGAACGAAGCCAACTGCCGCTACTGCTTCTGGTTCTTGGCGGCAATTCTTTGTTGCCGTTCCTTCTGGATACGGTGCAGAGCTTTCGGGTATCTCCGATAGCAATAAACTTCCTCTTACTATTGGTAAGGCGGCAAATGTTACTTTGGCTTTCGGTACTGCCTCTATCGAGTATGAAATCTGGTATGTCGCACTTGATGCCGATTATGACACCAAAGCACTTACTTTGACTTGGTAAGAGTAAAGGGGGTATGGAAAGATGACTGTAAGCGAATTTTTCACAAAATTAAACAGCGGTGCAACATGGTCTGCTGGCGTTAGCTTTAAACGTGCCGCTTCCCTGCCTTTGGAGCGTTACGCAGTTCATGCAAGCTATGCAGAAGCAGAGGCTTATGCAAGTACAAATGCCGTTGCCTATCCCGGACAGATTCTTGCAGTTGTTGAGACAACTGGAACAAGTATTTATTATATTGATCAGAATATGGCTCTTCAGCCTGTGGGTGTTATTCCTGCTGGTGATGGGAAAACTATTTCTGTCAGCGATGATGGCGTAATTTCTCTTTATGGTATTGATGGTTCTCTTGAAGAGGCAAAAAGTTATCAGCCTGTTTATCGCAATGGTGCATTAACTTGGGTCGAGTTGAGTTCCACAACTGTTGAGGGATTACAGACTTTGATTGAAGGCTTGCGTACTGATGTGGATGCTATCAACGCAAAAATCGGAACTGTTGAGGAAAACAAGACCGTTGTTCAAATGATTACGGAAGCTCAAGAGGCGGCAACTTATGATGACACTGCTTTATCTGGTCGTGTTACCGCTATTGAGAATGACTATTTAAAGACGGCAGACAAAACCGCATTGCAGAGTGAAATTGCCACGGCAAAAGCTGAGGCGATTTCTGAAGCGGTTGCGGCTGTTGTTGGAGAAGGAACAAGCGCAGATTTTGATACGCTGAAGGAAATTGCAGACTGGATTTTGTCGGATACAACTGGTGCTGCTTCCTTGGTGACAAGGATTTCTGTCATTGAATCAGATTATCTGAAAACTGCCGATAAGACAGCATTACAGGGTGAAATTGACGCATTAGAAACTCTTGTTGGGGCATTGCCAGATGGAGCCGTTTCTACTAATGTTGTCGATTATATTCAGGAAGCAATCAATGGTCTTAAAATTGGCGATTATGCAAAAGCAAGTGAGTTAACTGCATTAGCTGAACGTGTTACTACTATTGAGGGTAAAGTTACTACACTTGAGGGAAAAGTTGCTGCTCTTGAAACAGTTGGAGCGGAGAAAAATGTAATTAATTCTGTCGATGAAGCGGAATTTACAGTTGATTCTACAAGAAAGCTCTCTGTTAAAGAGATTGCAATGGATAAGATCACCGGGCTTCCAGCCGCATTGGAGCAGAAAGTTTCTGTCCAAGCTGGTTATCGTATGATTACCGATGCAGAGGGCGAGAAATTGGAAAAGCTGGTTCTGAGCGAGGACGGCACAGTTGAGGTTAGTGGTACGATTGCCGCTGGAAATGTTGATGGTCTTGAATCTTGGATTACAACTCGTGCGGCTACTTTAAAGGGCTTGTCAGAGAATAACCTTACTGATGCGTTAAAGACCAAAATTGAATCTTCTCAAGCCAATGTTATTGAAATCGTAAAGGTCAATGGCGTTGCGGTTGAAGTCAGTGCAGAAGATAAAAGCGTTAATATTCCTATGGCAACCGCCGCCGCATTGGGCGTTGTCAAGGGTACGGATGCTGAAAACGGAATTGCAGTTGCGGATGATGGAACCATGTCCGTGAATTCCGTGAATGTAAATAAACTTGTTCAAACTGAAGGAGATTCTATTGTTCTTGATGGCGGTAACTCCGCAGAATAATTTAATCTATTTGAAAACCACCGACATATTTTGTCGGTGGTAATTTATTAAAATTAGGAAAAGAGGGATATGTTTATGGCTACAAAAACTTTAAAGACTCGTATTCAGTTGAAGTATGATACTTATGCGAATTGGACTACAAACAACCCTACTCCCCTTGCTGGTGAGTTGTGTGTTGTAGTTGTTCCTGCCGCTGCGGGTGCTGTGGCTCAGGAACCCGCTATTCTTTTTAAGGTAGGCGATGGCACTACCCCATTTAATACATTGAACTTTACAAGCGGCATTGCTGCCGATGTGTATGATTGGGCAAAGGCAGAGACTAAACCTACTTATGCCGCCGATGAAATCACTGGTATTGGTGATTATATCGCAACCTATGTGGATGAAACCTTGGGTATTTCTGTTGATACCGATACACAATATCGTATTTTAAAGGTTAATAATTATAATTACAAACTCCAATCTAAGGCTAAGGGCGAAGCTGATACTGCTTTTGCTGACGTGAGTGAGATCGTAATTCCTAAGTATGATGACACAACTCTTGCTGGTCGTGTGACCGCTGTTGAGGCACTGGTTGGCAATACTGCTGTTGCTACTCAGATTGCAAATGCTATTAGTGCTTTGAATCTGGATGAAACTTACGCCGCTAAAGCGCATACTCATGAGATTGCCGATGTGACTGGCCTTTCTGATGCAATTGCTGACGCAAAAGCTGCTGGTACTGCCGCTCAATCTGATGTGGATGCTTTGGAGGCAAAGGTTGGCACTGTTCCTGAGAATAAGACTGTTGTGCAGATGATTTCCGATGCTCAAACTGCCGCAACTTATGATGATGCTGAGGTTAAGGCCGGTATTGCTGCTAACACCGCAGCTATTGCTACTCTTAATGGCGAGGCAACCGTTGAGGGTTCCGTGAAGAAAACTGTTTCTGACGAAATCGCAAAAGTTGTTGCTGGTGCGCCTGAGTCCTTTGACACTTTGAAGGAAGTTTCTGATTGGATTTCTACTCACGGTCAGGATGCCGCTTCTATGAATTCTGCAATTCTTGCATTACAGAATATTTTAGACGGTATCGGTGATACGGATTCTGGCGAGAGTGCTACTGTTGTTGCTTATGTTCAGGCAGCTATTGCGGCCTTGAATATTGGTGATTATGCCACTGCCGCCAATCTGACTGCTTTGGCAGAGCGTGTGACTACCGCAGAGGGCAAGATCACAACTGCTGAAGGTAAGATTACAACTGCTGAAGGTAAGATTACAACCTTAGAGGAACAGATTGTTACTAAGGCAAATGATTCCGATCTTGCCGCTATTGCAAAGACAGGCAATGTAAATGATCTGGCTCAGACTGATGGTGACTATATTATTTTCAATTGTGGCTCTTCGTCTGAAGTGATTTAATCTCAAGAATGAAATACAATAAACACACCCATCTCGTCTTTTGACGAGGTGGGCTTTGTGTTGTAAGGAGGTTATGATGGCTGCTAAAGAATTTGATGCCCGTGTGAAATTCAAACGGGATACAAGTGCAAATTGGACAGCGAACAATCCTGTTTTGTTGAACGGCGAGATGATCATCGTTGATACTGCAAGCGGTGAAAAAAGAACAAAGACAGGAGATGGAACAAAAACTTATACTCAATTGCCTTTTGATGATGAAGCGATTTATAACGCTTTAAATAACAAATGCGATGCAAGTGATGATGTTAATGCGACCTTGAGCGCAAGTGCGTGGAATAACGGGCAACAAACAATTTCAGTCGAAGGTCTAAAAGCAGATCAAAACGGAATTGCATCTTTGCCTCAGAATTATTCAGTCGCAGTATATGAAGCTGTTGTTGCCGCACAACTTCATGTGTCTGCACAAACAGATGGAACATTAACTTTCTCTTGTGATGGTGATGTACCGCAAATCGACATTCCTGTTGTTGTGATACTTCTTGGTTGAGAAAGGATGGTGTTTCGTTTTGAGTCAAACTGAAAAATATGGGTTTTATGTGACCGAACCTACTGATGATCCAAAATTTATAGATTTGAGACAAGAATTATGCGGCAACGAAAATAGCAATATGACAAAAATGGAAGATGCCTTAAATACGAAAGCCGATAACAGTCTTTCTAAAACAGGCACTCTTTTAGCCTCCGCATGGACTGGCGTTGATAGTCCATTTACACAAGAATTGGCAATTGAAGGACTTGGTGCAACTCAAAACGGAATCATTGATGTTTCCCATGATGCAACCATCATTCAAAGAGATGCGGCACGAAACGCACTCTTATCCATCACTGGACAGAGTAATGGAGTATTGATCATTTCGGCAGATGGAGAGTTACCAGAAGTTGATATTCCAGTTGTCGTAATTCTATTAGGTTAAAGGAGGATTAAAAGATGCCTATTGTTTCTAATTTCCCTACTGGCGGCGGTAGTGGAAGCAGCGGTCTTGCTTTGGGCGCAGTAAGCAATGTCAGCACTGTTGTTTCTCATGGCAAGGCTTATTTCAAATGGACTGATCCTGAAGATATTGTTGTTTCCGATTCTACTTTGGCTGCTTTTTCTGGAACGATTTTAGTTCGTAAGGCTGGCTCTGCACCTGTTAGCCGCAGAGATGGTACTGTCGTTGTTGACAGTAAGACACGAAACGCTTATCAGAACACTTATTTCTGCGATAGTGGGCTGACAGATGGCGTTACTTATTACTATAAGTTCTTTACTTATACTACGCAGAATGTTTACACAGATTTGGAGGAAAATCTGGTTGAAATCACTCCTGTTGCTGTTGCTCCTGCAAATGTTTCTGACATGAGCGTGGCGGCTGCTGGTAATGGTAAAGTTACGCTGAAATGGACTGATCCTGATAACACAACTCAAGACGGCATTACTACTGTTGCTTGGGGCGGTTCTAAGGTTATCTACAAGAAAGGCAGCAAGCCTACCAGTGAGAGTGATGGTACTCTGGTGCTGAATTCTACAACTAAGAATGCGTATAAGTCTACTGGCTTGACAATTTCTGGTTTGGAAAACGGCGCAACTTATTATTTTGCCGTGTTCCCTTACGGTACAGACGCTTATGGTAGCGCAGTAAATACAAACGCAAGTAATGTAATAAGTGGAGTTCCTAATCGTTTGACGATTGCGAATGTTCCAAGTCAGAGTGGTTCTTTGACTTACACTGGTTCTGCGCAAACTCCTTCTTGGAGTAACTATGACAGTTCTAAAATGACTTTGAGCGTTACCGCTCAGACCAATGCTGGCACATATTCTGCATCCTTTACTCCAAAGGATGATTATATGTGGTCTGATGGAACTACCGCCGCTAAGAGTGTCAACTGGACAATCGGTAAAGCGGCTGGTACTCTGAGTTTGAGCAAATCCAGTATTACGCTGAATAGCACTACAAAGAGTGCGACATTTATCGTTACTCGTGCTGGTGATGGTAAGATCACTGTTGAATCCAGTGACACAAGTGTTGCAACTGTAAGTTTGAGTGGCACTACGGTTACTGTCAGAAGCGTGAACGACAAGACTGGTACAGCAACAATTACTGTTAAGGTGGCGGCTGGTACAAACCATACTGCTCCTTCCAATAAGACTTGCGCTGTTAGTTGTGAATTCCTCCCTGCTGTTGGTACGGCATTGAATGATATTAGCTGGGAGGATATTGGTCGTATTTCGGATGCTGGTCTTGCATCCAGCTATTTTTCGGTTGGTGATCGCAAGGCAGTTAGTTTGAGCGGAACAGTTGGTTCATTGTCATTAAGCGGAACCTATTACTGTTTTATTCTTGGTTTTGACCACAACAGTTCAAGAGAAGGTACAAAACGTATCCACTTCCAATTCGGCAAGACTGCTCTTTCTGGCGGTACTGATATTTGCTTTGTCGATAGTGGATATAATTCTGATAAGTCATCTGGCACTTGGTTTAATATGAATAATTCTCGGAGTAATAGTGGAGGCTGGAATAGCAGTCGAATGCGGACTGTTGTTTGCCCCGCATTTATGAATGCGATGCCATCTGATTTGCGGAATGTTTTAAAGACGGTCACGAAATATTCTGATAATACAGGAGGCGGTTCTAATACTGCATCTTATGTAACTTCAACTACGGATACTATTTTCTTACTTGCGGAATATGAAGTGTTTGGAACAAGGTCTTATGCAAACAGTGCTGAACAGAATTATCAGGCACAATACCAGTATTATAAGAATGGAAACTCCAAAGTGAAATATAGACATAGTTCTACTGGCTCAACTGCGTACTGGTGGTTGCGCTCTGTTTATGCGGACTACTCGAGCAACTTCTGCTATGTCGACACTTCGGGGTGTGCGAACATCATCAACGCTAACTATTCGTTTGGGTTCGCCCCGGCCTTCTGCGTGTAAGTTACTCTGTTCATCCTCAGCATCTCCATTCAAGGCGCAAGCCGAGAATGGGGTGCGAGGATGGACTTTCTCGCAACTTATGAGATAATTATCAAAAATGTTCTTGACATTTAGATTATTATCTGTTATCCTTATGTCGGAATGAGAATGTTTTCTAATTTTAATGTTCTTCGGAGCAAATAATCTATCATATTAGGAGGTCTGTAAATGTCGGTTTATGCTTCTAAACGAAGTGAATCAAAAGTTGAGTTTCTGCGTGTAGCACAGCAGCTTGCCGTCTACACATTAAAGCAGACCAAGAAATTCCCGAAATCGTACAGGTTTAATCTAACTAATGATATTGTACGCTTATCAATGGAGATTCATGAGAATGTATTAAGAGCAAATTCAATTTATATCCATAAGGGTATGAGCAATGACGAATTTAGGCTTCGAGAGATTTACTTTTCAAAAGCAAAGTCCTCAATATTTGCTCTGAGCAGTTTGCTAACGATTACATTTTCTCTGGTATTAGAGGGTAACAATTTTCTTGGCGATAAGAAATCTGCATCGAATGTCTTTAAGGAATGGGCAAGACTTTTGAACTATGAAACTGCACTGCTAAAAGGCGTAGTGGATTCAGACAGAAAAAGATATAAATCCTATCAGAGAAACGGCAAAGTAAAAGATGCAAAAGAGGAAATTGCTGATGCCGTAGAAAATGAAATTGTTTTGCCTGAAGAAACATTTGATTTGGTAGAATCGGAGGATTGATCTCCGTTTTTATAGGTTACATCCTGAAAAAGACCCTGCGAACTGGTGGTTGCGCTCTGTTAATGCGGACAACTCGAACAACTTCTGCAATGTCAACACTTCGGGGAGTGCGAACAACAACAACGCTAACAATTCGAATGGGTTCGCCCCGGATTCTTGATACTGTTTGTGGTGCATCAAAAACGATTATAGTACACAAACTTGGATTGGACTTAGTAGCGAAAGCGAAAACAATATCCGTTAATCAGAAGGAGGATGTAATCCTTGGTTCCTGCCGTTTGGCATACCTTAAATACCTTGCAGTATCAGTTGAAAGGTATGGTACTGCTCTATCTGATACGGGCATCTGGACGCTGCTTGCATGGTCTGATGATTTTTCTGATTTAGTCAGATTTCATAGATGTACCGTTAAGTAACTTAGGAAATCAGGATCGGAAGCTGACCACCAAACAGGATTGATGCGTATGTCTGTTTGACCAGTGAATGATAAAGTTATACAGAAAGGAACCTTTTATTTATTATGACGAGCGAAGAAAGAAAGCAGAAAAGGTACGAAAACAGACAGAAGAAAAGAAAACAGAAAGCAGAGGAAATCTGCGGCAAGACTTTTGAGGATGTGTTCACTTATGAAAACATGGTGGACGCATCCAAGTCTTGTTGTACTGGCGTAAGATGGAAAACCTCTACCATTAATTTTGAAACGATGCTCTTGACTCAGGCTGATGCTTTGCAGGAACGCATCTTAAATGACGAATATCGGTTTCAGGGCTTTAAGCATTTCAAAACCATAGAACATGGTAAAGAACGAGATATTAATGCTTTGGATATTCATGATCGAACAATACAGAAATGTTATTGTGACGCATTGATGACAGAGGCTTATTCCAGAAGTTTCATTTATGATAACAGTGCAAGTTTACCGGGTAAAGGTATGGACTTGACTTTGGAGCGGCTTAAACAACATTTGATCCATCATTACCATAAATATGGTCTTGAGGGTGGAATCTATCAATTTGACTTTCATGGATATTTTGCATCCATACCTCATGAGGGAGCTAAAGAGCGATTATGTAAGCATATTCATGACAAGAAATTGCAGGAAATAGGCTGTCAGTTGATTGACGATTTTATTACGCTTGGAGGCGTGGAACAAGATGTAGACAATCCACATGGCGTTGGATTGGGCAGTCAGGTATCTCAGAATATTGCGTTAGATTACGCAAGTCCGATTGACCATTACATAAAAGATGTTTGCCGTATTAAAGGTTATGCCAGATATATGGATGACGGTTATGTAATCAGTAATTCTTTAAAGCAATTAGAGGAAATTCGTGACTATCTTATTGAATATGCGAAATCACTTGGATTGGAATTAAATGAAAAGAAGAATGTCATTACACCGTTTGCCAATCATAGTTTTCGTTTTCTTAAAATGCGTATTCGATTAGAGCCATCAGGTAAAGTTGTGATGAAACTTAGTCGCAACAGTATTAAGGCTATTCGGCGCAAATTACAGATATTCAGGTTATGGGTTGACGAAGGAAAATTCTCAGCAGAAGATGCTTTTACATCTTATCAGTCTTGGCGTTCTCATGCACAGCGGTGTGACAGTTATCAGACACTTCATGCTATGGATATTTATTTCGTTAAGTTGTTCCAAAAGGAATTGGCAGAAAGAAATAATAAATTCAAATGCACATTGGATGCTAAATGGGATTATGAGGTTGGATGGATTTATTTTACCAGCATAAAAGAGTATAAGGCTGTTCTTGCGGAATTAGATCGTACACGATATGAGCGGTATATGAACGGCTTCGTACCGCTTTGTGATCGTTGGGAATGGCGTATGCAACAGAGAAGTAAAAGTGCAGAGGCTTTTGCTATATTACGAGAGCTGCGTGAGAATTTTTATATGCCTGTTGAATCGAATAACTGATCTGCTTTTAAATCTTATCTATGTAAGGAGAGTTAATTTCATGAAATATTTCAATCAGTATGTTGTAACAAAGAGAATTAAGAAAAAGACTCTTTGTGGGGATTTGAACCTTCCGTTTGGAACGAGTTGTTTTGCGAAAGACGGAGTAATTTATTGTGACAAGGGAATGATTTGCGGCGTTACAAGCCAAGACGCTTATGATTTCTTTACGCAGAATGATGACGGTTTTGCCGAGTTGCGCAGGAAACTCATTGATAGCATTTTTGATGCTCTTAACCGATCCAAACAAAATATTGAATCTTACAATGCAAAATGGGATAAGGTTTGGAATGATTCGACTTGTTTGAAATATAAGCGAGAAGAGTACGATGATCATTGGTTGTGGAATTATGACTTCTACAACGCAGAAATTGATGTGCTTCAGTATATCGCAAAATTAGTTGACGCAAAGGAGGTCGTATAAATGTATCGAATTATTAAGATTGATGGTACAGAATTGGGTATTACCGATTCTGTGAATTATATTAAAATTTCAGAAAATGGTTGTTTTACTAATACTACCGCAGAAAATGCAGTTGGTATTGCATTTAATAGTGTGGCTTATAATTTGGTCGGCCATAATGAAATTGAAGAAACTGATACAGTTGTTGTATCTAAGATTGATGGTGGATATGAAATCAAAAGTCATCAAAATGCGATTGATGGTTTAATCCAGTCTGTTTTGGAGGGCTAAAGATATGAAAAATAAATTGAGAGAAATGTATGAAAATGGGAAAAGTGGCATTGAACCCTCAATTTCTGCCGATGGTCTTTTAAAAGCTATTTCAAAAAAGTGGATTACATTGGAAGATGCTGTTGAAATTATTGGCGGCGAGGATTCTCTTCCTGTTGTGAAAGCTGCGAAACTGAAAGAAATCTCTGATGCTTGCAATAGTGTGATTGTTGCTGGTATTGATCTTGAGTTAAACGAAGGTACTGTTCATTTTAATCTGAGTATTGAGGATCAAAGCAATATTGCAAACTTGTTCCGTGTTGTTGAGTTGGGCGGTACTGAATTCCCTTATCAGTCGGATGGTGGTGTCTGTCGTATTTATACATCTGCTGAAATTGCACAGATTTACATTGCGGCACAAACTATGATTACTACACAGACTACATATCACAATGAATTGAAGATGTATGTTCAGAGTTTGGAAACATCTGAAGATATTGCCGCTGTTCAGTATGGTATGACTTTACCTGATCCTTATTTAACAGAAATGAACGAAAAATTGTCTGTTGCTCAGGCTCAGATGAATGCTATCATTACTAAATTGAATACTTTGAGAGAATAAGGCGGTGACAATTATGCAGCTAAAACAAATTTTGAAGTTATGTGTTTTGGCTCTTATTGGTGGTATAACCTATATGTTAATTGAATTGGCATGGAGAGGATATAGTCATATTTCTATGTTTATTCTTGGTTCCCTTTGTTTTCTGCTGCTCGGTGGTATCAATGAATTTTTACCGTGGGAACTTGGGTTTGTTTGGCAGATGTTAATTGGGGCTGGTATTGTTACTATACTCGAATTGATTTTCGGTATTGTTGTAAATGTATGGCTTGAGTTGGAGGTTTGGGATTACTCAAACCTCCCCTTTAATTTTATGGGGCAAATTTGTTTGCCATTCAGTTTTGCGTGGACATTGCTTTCAGGCGTTGCGATTGTTGTAGATGATTATTTGCGATATTGGCTGTTTGGCGAAGAAAAACCTCATTACAAAATCCTGTAAGGAGGTGGATGTATATGTCAAATGAAAAAATAATTTGGGATTACTTAAAACAAAAAGGTTTAAGTGATTATGGTGCAGCAGGTTTGATGGGAAATCTTTATGCTGAAAGCGGATTAAACCCACAAAATCTTCAAAATACCTATGAGAAAAAGCTCGGCTACACAGATGTTTCCTACACTGATGCTGTTGATAGCGGATCTTATTCCAATTTTGTAAATGATAGCGCAGGATACGGGTTGGCACAGTGGACTTTTTGGAGCCGTAAAAAGGCTCTTTTTCTTTTTGCTAAAAGCAGAGAAAAGTCTATTGGTGATTTGAATATGCAACTTGATTTTTTAATTAAAGAGTTGACTGAAGGATATACTGGTGTTTTAAATACGCTTCGCAATGCAAATTCTGTTCTTGAAGCATCGAATTCGGTTTTGTTTAATTTTGAACGCCCAGCAAATCAAGATGAAAGTGTTCAAACAAAACGATGCGAATTTGGTCAGAAATATTATGATCTGTTTGCAAATCAATCTCAAATGAAAGGAAGTGATTGCGGTATGAAATATAGTGATAAAAATCCTCCGATTGTATGTATGCAGAAAAACAGCACTTGCTATAAGGGAACAAGTATTATGACAATTCGTGGTGTATTGTGGCATAGTACAGGAGCAAACAATCCAAATCTCAAACGGTATGTTCAGCCATATGAAACGGACGAAAATTATAATGAAATGATTACCTTGCTTGGTAAAAATAATAATGGTAACGACTGGAATCATATTAAACATCAAGCAGGATTAAACGCATGGATTGGTAAATTGGCAAACGGAACCGTTGCATCCATTCAAACGATGCCGTGGAATTATAAGCCTTGGGGCTGCGGCGGTGGATGTAATAATGGCTGGATTCAATTTGAAATTTGTGAGGACGCTTTGAACGATGCAAATTATTTCAATCAAGTTTATCAAGAGGCTTGTGAACTAACTGCTTATCTTTGTAAAAAGTACAATCTTGATCCAATGGGTACTGTCACTTATTCAGGTAAAAAAGTTCCTGTAATTCTTTGTCATGCCGATAGTTATAAACTTGGTCTTGGCAGTAATCACGGAGATGTTTTGCATTGGTTTCCAAAGTTTGGTAAGAATATGGACGATGTTCGCCGTGATGTAGCGGCATTAATGAACACAATTAATATTGAGGAAATGGAGGATGAAGATATGACTCAAGAAAAATTCAATGAAATGATGAATGTCTATCTGAAAGGATTGCAAGATAATGATTGTGGTCAGTGGTCTGCTGATGGACGAAATTTCGTAATTGATAAAGGTTTGTTTGTTGGTAATGGTACAACTGTCAATGGTGAACCTAATTATATGTGGGGTTCTTTCTTAACAAGAGAGCAATTTGCCGTTGTTATAAAACGCTTCGCAGAATTGAATGGTTTGTTATAAATAATGGGTATTATTTATAAAGTTACCAATACTGTCAATAATAAATCTTATATTGGACAAACACAACTTTCTCTTGAAAAAAGGTACAATGAACATTTTCGTGATTCTAATAGGCGGGATTATAAATTTTCAAGAGCAATCAGAAAATACGGCAAAGAAGCGTTTTCTGTTGAAATACTTGAAGAAGTTCCTGCCGAAAAATTAAATGAGCGTGAGATGTTTTGGATTGATACTTTTGATACTTATCATAATGGATATAATAGTACAAAAGGTGGAGAAGGTCTTTTAAAAGTGGATCAGCATCAAATTGAACAATTATGGGACGAAGGTTTAAGTATTGCAGATATTGCTTCTGTCTTAGAATATTGTAAATATACTATAATTAATCATTTGATTACATATCCTAATTATTCTGAAAATGAAAGTATTCGTAGAGGAAAGAAAAATCAAATGCGTTCCATTAATCAATTTGATATGAATGGAAATTATATTACTTCTTATAATTCCATTAATGATGCTGCAAGATCATTAAATATAGATCGTACTATGATTTCCATGTGTTGTAGAAAGAAAAGATGTTCTGCTGGTGGATTCCAATGGAGATATTCAGACGATAATAATCCTCAAAAATATAATTCTGAAAACAAGAAAATGCGACCTGTTAGACAATATGATCTAACGGGTCTTTTTGTTGCGGAATTTGATTCAATTTCTAAAGCAGAAAAAGCAACTGGAATTAATTACAGCGGTATTTCTGCCTGTTGTAACAATAGAAGAAAATCTGCTGGTGGCTATAAGTGGATTTATTCTGATAGTGAGGTGAAAAATTATGCCTTCTAAGTCAAGACGAAGGAGAAAAAGACAGAATATTTTTATTCATTCATTCCAGTCTATTACGAAGCATCTTGCTTCCTTGGGATTTACAAATCGCTTGGCGATTTACATCTTATTGTTTTTAGCTGCTGGCTTGGCTGGCGGCTTTTATCTTGCTCTTAGGAGTATTATCACTGGTTATACAGGTGCCTTAATGTGCTGGACAGTTGTTTTTACTCCTATTGGTACGGCTTGCAGTATTGTACTTAGCAAGATAGTTCATAAGAGCGAGGTTGAAAATTCAAGTGCCGATGGAGAAGGCATTAAATATGCAACTGCCAAAGCAAATAACTTTGGTGCTGCTGAAGATATAAACAGTCCAGCAATTTAATGAAAGGAGGGGTGTAGCATGGATATGGAACTTATTAAATTAATCGTTTCTGCCTTGCCCGGTATCGCAGCCATCATCACTTTGATTTATCAGTTGGTGAAATATGTTCGTCAATCTATTAAGGAAAAGAGATGGCCTGAATTAATCAGTTTGGTAATGGGATACATGGAACGAGCAGAAACAATGTTTGAAAGTGGCGCAGACAAAAAAGAGTGGGTCATGGCAATGGTCAAAGCATCTGCTGACACTGTAAAATATGAGGTGGACATGGATGTGATCAGTGAAATGATTGACAGTATGTGCGACATGAGTAAAGTTGTCAATTCTCCCGCTGAGAAAGCGGGTGAATAACACCTATGATTAATTACATTGAATATTTGGGCATTCCATTAAAAATTGCAATTGTTCTTGTAGCTATCTTTTTTGCAATGCAAGCTATTGGAGAGTTCCTTGAATTTAAGGGGAAAGTAGTACCTGAATTTTTCAAAATTCGAAAATGGCTTACTCGTAGAAAAAGAGAAAAGGCTGAAGCGGCACAGACATTGAAAGATGTTCAGGTTCTTTTGAATGATGTAAATGGTCATTATTCAGTAGACAATATTGCCAAGCGTGATGGCTGGATGCAGTGGGTCAATAATAGAGCAGAAGTATATGATGAATCTATCAAGCAATTGAGAGAAGCATTAACTGAAGTTGTGCAAGCGTTGAAAGACAACACGAAATTAACTGAGGAAATGTTTATTCAAAGCAGTAGAGATCGTATCATTGATTTTGCTACAAAGACCAGCAATGAGAATGTCATGGTGTCACGAGAGGAATTCAATCGAATTTTCAAGGTATATGCCAAGTACGAAAAATATCTTAAAGAACACAAAATGACCAATGGCGAGGTTGATATTAATTATCAGATCATTAAAGAATCGTATGAACAGCGTTTAAGAGATCATGCTTTTACTGAGGATATTCGTGGATATACCAGTAGAGATCAGCAACCGTAATTGGTTGCAATTCAAAAAAGCAACCTATTCTGGATGGGGAGTGGAGAAATCAGCTCCCCATTTTTTACGGATACCTCATAAGCCGTTTCTAAGCGTTTCTGGTGGCGTTTTGTTCTTGATAAGGATTTACACGCCGAAAGCATTTAAAGCCATCCTGCGGCTTTTGTGGGCTTATATAAGCGTAAACAAGAAAGGAGCTGCCGAAATGAATCGGACAGCCCCTCTCAATTACTCTATGCTTGTATGCGATTGTCTGCAAGTCATTTTTAGTAAATTTTTAGTAAGGTAATGATTGATACTGCGAAAAATCACATTTTGTAGTGTTATCTATGCTGCAAGAATCTATATCTTGTGGT